AAAAAAAATAAAGATATTTATAAGTATGAGCTACATAATTAACAATTCAAGTGCATTTGTAAACATAAAATTAACCGATATTGGTAGAAGAAAATTAGCTGAGGGTAAATTAAATTTTACTGCTTGGGGTATTGGTGATTCCGAACTTAATTACGTTAGGGAGGAAATTGTTGACAACAACCAAACTAATCCACAATTATCTGGTGCTAGTAAAATACTTAGACCAGTTGATAGACAACCAAATATCAGTTCATTTATTAGTGTTGATGGGTCTACACCTGTAACACCATTAACAGCCAATCAAATATCAACGCTTAAAGCTATTGTTACAAACAAAGCTAATGAAAGAGGGTTCTTTAGTGCAAATACAACACATACTGAATTTGCAACGATATTAGGTACTGGTTATACAACTAACGATTGTGCTGATGTTAGTTATACTGTAGATTATGGTTGTATAGATAATAGTTATATCACTGGTGGAACTATTTTAGAATTAGGAACTGGTTACACATATAACGTTGGTGATTACATATTAGTAAAATATAGTAATGACACATTAGGTAACCAATCAATTAGTGATAATACAATACCACAACCATCACTTTGGTATAAAATACAAGCAAGTGGTTCAACATATGTGGTTGTAGATAGAGAATTACCAAATTTAGCTGCAACATCTATGTCAGCTGATACATGTTTCATTATTTACCCACAAGGTGAAGTTTATGAAGCATATGGGTATTCATCAACAATTCCTTATTGGAATAGTGGTACATTATCATTTGACAATTGTTGCTATACATCATGTGGTTGTGTTCCAGTATGGAATATGAACAATGTTTGGTGTGAAGATTTAGCTGGTATGACTGGTAGTGGTTATAACAACGTTGTATCAACACCTAATGAAAGTCATGAGAAATTTGGTTCATGGCAATATTTGGGTCAAAAATACCCATTCTTAGATTACCCATGTGATATTGTAACTGGTATTACGTTAGATATTTGTAACGTACCTGGTCAATCAGTTATAGACCCAATATCTAAATCAATATCAATATTACATTATACAAACAATGCGATATCAAGTTATTATGGTGAGTTTTTATTTATAGACGGTGCTAGTGGTAAAGATTTGTATGTTTACATGCCAGATTTAATGTATCACAGAAGAGATTATCCTTCTGGTAGCGGTACAACAATGGGTATGACATTCTTAGCTAGTGGTGCGACTTATTATATCCCAAATACTGACATTGAATATGTTGAATTAATTGAAGACCCATCATTATTACCTAGTGGAGCGACACCACAAATGATTGGTAAGGTATTCCCTCAATTAAAAATAATTACAATTGAAGATGATGAGATTGTTGCGGCTATTTCATACAAATCAAATAGAAACTGGACTTTACCTCCATTAAGTGCTAATTTAGTAGCATCATCTGGTGGTACAAATACTGGTATTTTACCATCAAATCAATATATGTGGTTAACTTACACATTTGAAAATACAAGTGGAAGTGGTTTAACAACAACATTACCTTGTCAATATTACACAATAATGGCAAACAATACATCTTCATCTAAAGATGTTCAATTTAAAATTAGTGATGTTGATTTATTCCCATATATGAGAAAAGAAGAATACCCAACTTATGATGGTATGGGATTCTCAGCTAAAGAATTTAAAGTATTGTATCAGATTGTGTCTGGTAATACTAGACCTTCACCTGATGCATGGATGGTACATGATTTCACAAGTACAAACATAACAGTAAATGCTGGTGAAACTATTGACCCAGTATTACTTGAAAACCAAAACCCAACTGCTTTAGGGTTTATATTAACTACTGGTAATACAGCAACCGATTCAACATTTAGCATTATAAATTCATTGAGCATGGCACCTAACACAAACCCAGATATATTACAATTTGGTGATGAAAGGTTCTTCTATGGTAATATCGATGCTTATATTGGGGCAAATGTGTATAAAACATTATTTAGGTTGAGTGTTCCAGCTGATGTATATAAATTCACATCAAACCCAACCAGAAGTTCAGACCCAACAACTAACCCTCCAGTTATTAAAGTTACTGAATGTGGTATTTACGATAACTTTGGTGATTTGGTTATGGTTGGTAAATTTTCAAGACCAGTTAAATTAAATCCAGGTAATACTGTATTATTTGAATTATCAATGGATTTCTAATAAATAAAAAAAAGAAATAAAATAGAAATGGGATTTATAGCTAGTGCAACAACGATTAATATTAAGGGTAAATTAACACCAACAGGTAGACAAAGATTAGCAAATGGTTCTGCGAGCCTTGTTAGTTATTTTATACTTGGTGACTCTGATGCTAATTATAATGTATATGATGGTTTATCATATGGACAAATACCAGATTTTTCTGGAGATAACTTTGGTTTATCAGTAAACAATGGTGGTTTTGGGTATCAATTTAGAAGTGGTTTAATTTACCAAAATAATCAAAACCGAAAACCAGTACAATTAGCATCAAACCAAGTTAGTATTATCCAATCACCAATTGGTTATAATACAATATATTATAGTGGTGGCTCAATAACACAAAATATTATTAATAGAAATGATTATAATACTGATGTGTTAACTAATTTATTCTATTCTTTTGCATTACCTACAGACTTAGAAAGTGCTGAAACATATTCAGCTATAACATCAACATCTGGTGGATTTTCAGATACAGCATTAAGTGGATTAGCATCAGAAAAAATATTAGTAATTGGTATAAATAGCGGTCAATATGGTGAAGTTATTGATGGTAAAAGTATAAAGGTACAATTATCAACAACAGCGGCAACATTTGATATCTACGGTACTTATGAAAATAATAACACACCAACTAATGAGCAAGATACTAGATTATCAGATGCATCATTATATTTACAACAGTTAGGTCCAAATAGATGTTTATTATTCTCAGATAGTATTAAAAAACCTAATAATGATTCATCTAAGAGTTGGGCTACTGGTTACTCACTAAACAAACCATTCTCTGTTAACAATAAAGCTTTATTTAATATTAAGGACAATTCAAACTTAGGTAGAGTTGTTGATAAAGCTGTAGGTGTTGCTTATTTAGATAAAGGTTTTATAGTTATAACTGAACCAACAATTGTTAATAATTTTAGTTTAACCTCATCAGCTAGTACAGCAACAACAATTACTTTTAATTCAGTTGTTAGTAGTGTATCACAAAAAGTAACATGTATTGCTGATAGAAACGAATTTACAATTAGTACAAACTCGACATTTATGAGCGGTGATGTTCCTAGAATAAGCGAGATTGGATTATTAGATAACTCTGGTAATTTAATTGCTGTTGCTAAAACAAACAGAACTTATTTCAAACCAGTAGACGATATAGTTGTATTTAATTTAACAATTGATTATTAAAAACTATTTAGTTTTAATAATTAGCCATTATATTTAGGTAAAACTGAATATAAATGGAGAAAAGTAATAAAACAAACAATTTTGTCTTAGGTTTAGATGTTTCAACAAAAACAATTGGGATAGCTTTATTTGAAGATTTTGGAAACCATGGTGCATTAAGGTTATTGCATCATGTAACTCCTGTGGTTAAACCTAAACCAGAAAGTAAAATGCAAGAATTGTTTGAAAAAGCAACAATATTTGAAGAAGAATTCCTTAAAAAATACAAAAACATTGGTATTAGTAGAGTTGTTATTGAAGAACCATTACTTAGGTCTAACAATGTCAATACTGTGGCAACACTTTTAAGGTTTAATGGTATTATCAGTAGGTCTGTTTATGATATTTTAGGTATAATTCCAGAGTATATTTCATCATATGATTCTAGAGCTTACGCTTACCCCGAATTAATGCAAATAAGAAAGGTTAACAAGAAAGGTGAACCTTACAGTGAAAAAGAATTATCAAAAGCTAAACCAGTCTTGTTTGGTGAATACGATTATGAGATTGACAAAAAAATGGTTGTTTGGGAAAAAGTATCAGAACTTGAACCACAAATTGTTTGGTTAGTTGATAAAAAACAAAAACTTAAAAAAGAAAATTTTGACATGACTGATGCATATACATGTATAAGGGCGGTTATGAATAGAGATAATTTGTGGAGATAATTTGTTTATTTAAATAAATGTTCATATATTTGCATTATGAGCATGGTTGTTAAAATATTAGAAAACTTTCTTGGTGACCACAAGAAACACAATGAAGATAGATGTCAAGTATCATTTGATTGTCCAGCTTGTGCTGCTGATAAGATGCTTGATGGTGGTGATGGGAAAGCTAAACTAGAAATCAACTATAAAAAAGGTGTATTTAAATGTTGGGTTTGTTCCTATAAGAATGGAATGCATGGACCTATCGAAAAATTAATAAAACGATACGGTAACAAAATAAACCTAAGGGATTACCAATTGGTGAAACCAGAAAACACATACCAAGTAGATACGTATGAAGATAAAGAAGTACACGTAGCTTTACCAAAAGAATTTATATCATTAGCGAAATGTAGTCATTATGAACCAAAATATCATTACGCTATAAAATACTTAAGAGAACGTGGAATAACTGATGATATAATTGAAGAATTTAATATTGGTTATGCTCACGAAGGTCCATATAAAGATAGAATAATACTACCATCATATGATGAGTTCGGTGATATTAATTTCTTTGTTGCTAGGTCATTTAGTAAGTGGGCAAAACCCAAATACTTAAATCCAGTTGCTGAAAAACAATATATTGTATTTAATCACAATAAAGTTAATTTTGATGCTACCATATATTTGGTTGAGGGAGCATTTGACCATATTGTAACTCCAAATTCAATACCATTACTTGGTAAAATATTAACACATAAAATAAAACAACTTTTATTAGAAAACGCAAAAGCTGATGTTGTTGTTTTATTAGATGACGATGCTTACCAAGATGCTATAGCAATATACAAAGAATTAGATTTTGCTGAACTAAAAGGTAGAATTAAAATATGTAAACCACCACAAGGTCATGATTCATCATCAATCTTTGAAAGATTAGGTAGAAAAGGTATTGTTAAATTATTAAAATCATCTAGAAGACTAGAAATGCAAGAAATGTTTTAATTATTTCATTTCTGTTACTGAAATTATTTTAACACCTTTACCTTTATTTTTTAATGTAATTTCTTTTTCATTTGGGAAATTAACATTATTTTCAGCTGTAACATTAACATTAATTAAATTTTTGTTAGCCTCAACCACGATAAGGTAATATTTTTTATTCTTTAAAAACGAATGTGTTTTAATTAAATTATTTTTATCCATAGAGTAATGGTACCCTGGGTTTTCTAAATCAATTGATTCTGGACTATCAGCTGAAATTATTCTATATAATGTTATTACATTTGGTAATTTTTTTAATTTCTCTTTTTCTTTTTTTAATTTTGACGAAAATGAACCCCCAAAATCATCAAAAGAGGAAAAATCATCAAATTAATCAAAATACTCTCTAAGTAATTTTTTTATTATAGTTTTCATATCTATAAATATTTGCAATAATCAATAAAATAAACTATATTTGCATTAAAAGTAATTATATGGCAAAAATTTGGGAGGGGCAAGTCTATCTTGAGCCCATTGAACACGTATACATACATAGAGAAACTGGTATAAAGTACACATCAGTTACTAAAGTATTGAGTAGTGTTGAACCACACTTCGATTCTGAATCAATCGCTGAGGCTATAGTTAGACAAGCTGATGATGCAAAACAAGAAAGGTACATAGGGATGAATAAAGTACAAATCTTGGATTATTGGCAGATGTTAAATGACACAGCCAATGAATATGGTACACATGTTCACGAAACAATCGAAGAGTACTTATTAAATGATAAATGGTTTTTCCCAGAAGACCCATTACAAAAGAAAATCATACAAGCATATAATGATTTAAAGATTGATGAAGGTCAAGCAATATGGCCAGAAAGGATTATGTTTTCATCTGAATATGAATTAGCTGGAACATCAGATTTAATTATTGATATTGATGATGTGTTTTTTGATGTTGGTGACTGGAAAACAAACCGAGAGTTTAATTTCTTTAATCAGTTTGGATATAAGACACTTTTAAAGCCATTTGAGCACCTACAAGACTGTCAGTATTCAATATACTCATTACAGTTAAGTACATACGCTCTAATGTATGAAATGGAATTCCCACATAAAAAATGTAGACAGATATGGATTGGTTATTGGGACAAAGAAACTGAAACGATGAGTAGAATACCAGTAATGTATTTAAAATCTGAGGCTAGAAAATTGCTTAATTTTCATAAATTTAATAATATATTAATATAAAAAAAGCAATTATATAATTGCTTTTTTTATATCTCTATTAACTTTACTACATAATGGTTGTAAGTTGGTGTAGTGATTTAGTTTAATTAATTCCTCTTCAATATTTGCGCTTGACACTGGTATGATATGGTCAATATCCCAACCATAATTCAACTCACCATTATATAAACCATAATTATCCCATGTCATCCATGATTCAAATTTAGATTCAAGATATATTTTAAATTCTTCATATGAACAACCAAGTATTTCATGTGTTTTATTTTTTTTATTAGTTAATGAACGGCTGATACTCCTCCTTAACACTCTTTTTAATTTAAATAATGGGTCATTTAATAATCTATGTTTTTGATATTCTAATATTTTGTCTTTATTTTTTTTATAGTAATTTTTTTTATAATCTGGATGTTCAGCAAACCATTTATCATTATAATTTTGTTTTTTATCTTGATTATTATTAACCCAATCTTTTGTTTTTTGAATTATTATATCACGATTATCTTCATAATATTTTTTAGAATACTCTTTAATATGTTCTTTATTTAATTCCTTCCATTCTTTATTAGTATTTGGGTTTTTTAACCTATATTCTTTACATCTTTTATTAATTTTTTCTCTATTTTTTTCATTATAAATTTTATCATATTCTTTTTTCTTTAGTTTTAATTTTTCTTTATTTAATTCACGATATTTTTTTTGATATTCTTTTTGTTTTATTTTCTTTTCCTCTGGTGACATTTTTTAAGTTTTTAGAATTACATTATATTTTATAAATATATTAAAAAGTTGCAAAAATTAAAAATTAAGTGTATTTTTGTAATAAAAAAAAACTATTAGAACATCATAAATTTCAAACACAATTAATGCATGGGTAAGGTTAGTTTAATTACAACACATTATGTTTTTATCGTTGAATATGAAGGTAAAGAATATGAAGTGACTTGTAGTCAGGATTTAAAAAATGTATATAATATATATCCAGAAAATAAAAATGTAATAGACATATTAGATGTAATATGGACAGCATTTTTTAAAAATGAAATAGAAAATTTTGATTAAGATATGGAAAACAAAATAAAAGTAGTAATACATATGGCCGACATTCACCTAAGAACGTTTAGAATGCATGAAGAGTATGGTGAGGTTTTTAAGACAACGTTAAAAAGAATTAGAGCTTTAGTTAAAGATTATACTAGAGAAGAAGTTAGGATAGTAATTGCTGGTGACTATGTGCATCAAAAGATTACAATATCTAACGAATTATTAATTTTAGGTACTTGGTTTTTAAGAAAATTAGAAACAATCGCACCAGTAGTTATGATTGCTGGTAATCACGATTTATTGGAGAATAACAAAGACCGAGTAGATTCATTAACACCGATGGTTAAATTATTACCAGATTTAAATATAAAATATTTTACTGGTGAAAGTAATTGTTATTTGGATGACAATGTTGTTTGGTGCGTTTATTCTATTTTCGATGAAAATAATCGACCAGATATTGAGAAAGCTAGAGATGAGTTTGGTGATGATAAAACATATATCGGATTGTACCACGCTCCAGTTTTAGGTGCTAGGACTGATATAGGTTATGAATTTGACCATGGAATGACTTTTGAACATTTTGAGGGTTGTGATATGGTTATGATGGGTGATATCCACAAAAGAAGTTGTTTTTATTTAATTGATAAGAGAGAAGTTTATGAAGACGAATTGGCTACTTATTTAAGAAATGGGTGGGAATTAGACGAATAATCCACCTTTACTTTTTTTGGTGATATTTATTTAAAGATAACACTTAAAAAAATAATAGAAGATATGTTAAAAACATGTAAAAATTGTAATATAGAATTTAAAACTTATAAACGTAATCAAATGTACTGTGGTAGAAAATGTAGTACAGAGGCTAATAAGTTAGAAAAAATTAGTAAGAAATGCGAATATAGTGGTTGTAGTAAAACTTTCGACATATATAAAAGTAGTAAATCAGATAGGGTTAAAAGGTTTTGTTCTAGAAGTTGTCAAAATGAATGGCAAAAATATAGTCAACTAGGTGAGAATAATGGTATGTATGGTAAAGAGAATAAATGGGGTACTCACCCAGAAGAAAAGAGGTTAGAAATAGGTGAAAAAATTAAAAAAACTTGGGAAAACCCAGATAGACTTGAAAAACATTTAAAACACTTAGATAGACATAGATTATCAGATGGTAGCTTTGATTGGCAAGATTATTTTTTTAGGGATAGGATATCTAAAGCTAATATTGAAAGAATGTTAAATAACTCCACCTATGGTGCATATAAGAATTGTAAACGTGGTTGGTATACATCCATTAAGACTAATGATGAAGAGTGGTATCATTCTTCTTGGGAAGAAGATAAAATGTTGGAATTAGATAGTAACGATGATGTTAAATTCTGGACTAAAAAACATCAGTATGTTATTGAATATTATGATAAGGGTATAAAAAAGAGGTATTTACCAGATTTTTTAATTAATGATGGTAAAGAATTTATTTTAGAAGTTAAAGGTTATGTTGAAAGTAAAAGGGTTTTTAAATTAAAATGTGAATCCGCTTTAAAATATTTTAGTAATTTAAGTATTGATTATAGAATAGATTTTATGAAAAATGAAAATAAATATAAAGATTTAATTGAGTGGTTTAATAATAAGAAAAAATTATATTATGGAAAAAAATAAGGTTAAAATAAAAAAAAGAGTACCAATAGTTTATTGTGGGTCATTAATACAACAAAACTTCGGTGAGACAGTAAGTAAACATGGGTTCTTATTGTGGGATATTGAAACAAAGGAAATACAAGAGCATGATATTGAAACTGATTATGGTTTTTATCAGTTTAGAATAAAATCATTGGAAGATATTGAAAATGATAACGAAATTTTAACAAATTTATAATAAATTAAACATGGGAAATATAGGTATTTGGTCTTTAATTGGTATTATTGGTAGTGTATTAGTATCAATATGGGCTGTTATGAGATATGTAGTATCTCAACATATGAGATTAGATGATAACTTAAGTAAAAACATACTACCTAAACTTAAAAGTTCTAAAATTAAGTTGGAGATAAATAATGAGTTAAGTATTAATAAAAAATACCCAACAACATACTCATCTTTTGTTATTGTTGATAGTATCTTTATGTATTTTAGTAGAAGTGAAAGATTATTAACTGCTGGTTGGCAATCAAAAGAAACTATATCTGAATTATATTATTTAAGGTGGCAAAGAAGTAAAGTTGAAAAATTGGTACATTCATGTGTTAATACAAAAGAACATGTTAATGTTATGTTTTTAGCACCATGGGGTTCAGATAAATTGGGTGAATTATCTAAACTTGAAGAACCAAAGGTATATATTAATGATGACCAGTATTCAGATATTGAATCTGATATTGTTAAGGTTCTGGATTCTGGTTATGGTAAAACTAGCGCATTATTATATGGGTTACCTGGAACTGGTAAAACCAGATTAATAAAATATTTTTCAATTAAATATAATTTACCAATATATACAATATATTTGAATCCAGAATATAATAATTTAGATATATTATTAATGTTTAGTGATATACCTAATAGAAGTATTGTTTTATTTGAGGACTTTGATAACTACTTTAATAAGCGTGAGTGTATTATGAAGAATAATGAGGTTAAATTTACTTTTGATGTTATATTAAGTGCGTTAGACGGAGTGTATAATGATTATAATCAAGTATTTTTCTTTATGACGTGTAATGATATTGATAAAATAGATTCAGCAATAAAAGACAGACCATCTAGAATGAAATTTGTTAGAGAAATAACAGGACCTAACTTAGCCAAGAGGTTGGAAATATTAGATGGTGATATTGAATTAGCTGAGTTAACTGAAGGTATGACTACTGATAAGGTATTTTTTGCTAAATCATTAATTAACAAATATAAAAATGATGAAATAATGTTAAAATTAAAAGAATTTGCATGATGGGAATAACAATTAAAGAATTAAAAGAGTTTTTATCTATATTACCAGAACATATGGATGAATTTGAGATGGTTAATGGTGAGGTTAGTGAATTAACTGAGTCTAATTATTACGCTAGGGTGGATAAACCTATAATCCACATTGAAATTGATGAGGAAAATGAAGAGTTTATATTAATGCACCAATCAGAAGAGGATATCAATAACATAATTGATAAAGCAAAAAATGGAAATTCCTAAAAAAATAAAAGATGAGATATGGGAGTATTGTCGTTTGAACAATATCCCAAATATTGATGAGTTCATGTTAAAAATGCTAACTCAAGGGTTAACCATTGAAAAGTACGGAGCAGCACCAACAGCCAGGGAAAAGATAGTTGAAAAAACTGTTGAAAAAATTGTTGAGGTTCCAGTAGAAAAGATTGTTGAAGTGCCTGTTGAGATTGAGAAGATTATCGAAAAAGAGGTATTCATATCAGACAATGGTGAAGTTACACAATTAACAAATAGAATAACTAAATTAGAATCAACTATACTTGCTAATACTAAATCATATAATGAAAAGTATAAAGAGTTTGAAACTGAGTTAAAAACTAAGGATGAACAAATCGAAAAATTAAACCAAGAGTTGGAAGTTGAAAAAAAGAAAGCAATAAAAAGAGATATATATGGAGAAGGTTAAAGATATCGTTAAAGTACCAAAAAATGCTAGAATAAAAGTATACTGGGACGACACACCAGAAAATTATAGTAGAGAAGCTAAAAACCGAGTACAAAAATATTTTGCAAAAAAGTATGGTGTTGATAAAAACAACATCCAAGTGGAATATAGACCAGTTAAAGTTGGTAAAAACGGTAAATTGATTCAAATCGATGGTGCATCTATTGAAAATATAATGGATGTTGCTTACCAGAGAGAATTATTTAAAGAATGGTTAACCAGAAACAATAAAAACGTTGATGTTAATAGATTATATTCATTAGATGATAAAGTTAATGGTGAATTGGAAAGTGATAGCGATGAATCAACACATAAAAGGTGGTCTATAAAATGGATAACTTTAAACAACTTCTTATCTTTTGGTGAAAACAACTTTTTACCTATGAGTCATTTCAGAGGTTTAACAGTTGTTAACTCAATTCCAGAAAACCAAGGTGGTAAAACAACCTTAACCGTTGATTCAATCAAGTATTTGTTATTTGGTAAAACAACAAAAACAGATAAGAATGAAGAGATATTTAACTTGCACAGCGAGAATAACGAATTGGTTGTTCGTGGTATGATTGAGATTGATGGTGAGAATGAAATCATCATTGAACGAAACATGAAGAGAAATAAAAACAAATCTGGTGGTTGGACTATTAGAAATGTTGTTAACTATTACAAAATATTACCAGATGGTGAGGAGGAATTGTTGAATGATGAGGATGCAACCAAAACAACAAAAAAAATAAGAGATGCTATCGGCACTGAAAAAGACTTTGAATTGGTAGTGTTAGCAACTGCTAGAAATTTAGATGATTTGATTGATTTTACATCTGGTGAAAGTGGTAAGTTATTAACTAGATTTATTGGTTTAGATATTATAGAAAGAAAAGAAGAGATTGTACGAAGCATGTATAATAATTTCTCAAAAACTATGAAATCAAATCTATACGATGTTATTACGTTAACTGAAGAGATTGACACACACAAAGAAAACATAGAAAAACTAAATGATTTAGAAGTTGATTTAAATAATAAATTAACTGCTGAAAAAGACAATATTCTAAATTTGACAAATCAAAAATTAGACTGTGTTAGTAAAAAGATTAAAGTAGATGTTGAGATATTAACATTAAACCCATCTAAATTAGAAAGTGATATTGAAAAACTAATAGAGAATGGTATTAAACTTAAAGAATCTCTTGATTTAACTAACACAAGTATAACTGAGATAGGTAAAGTTGTATTTGATGAAGATAGACATTTTGAAATAACTAAACAATTAAATTCACTTAATACTGATATAGCAGTTAAAAATGCTGAGGTTGATAGATTAACAAAAGTTGTTGAAGATTTAATTGCTGGTGGTATATGTAAAGCTTGTAACAGAAAGTTAGATGATGTTGATAATACTGAACATATAAATGAGCACAATAACGCTATTGAGTTATTAACGACTGAAATTAATAAATCTAACAAAAAAGTTAAAAAATTGACTGATGAGTTAAATGTGTTAAATGAAACAAAAACTAAAGTTGATGAATTAAATAAGTTAGAATTAACTAGAGATAAGATTGAGGTTGAAATATCATCATTAAAAAATGATATTAAGAGTAAAAAAGGTGATTTAAAGAAATATAATGATAATTTAAGTGCTATTGAAACTAATAAAGATTTGGATAACCAGATTAACCAATTAGACACTAAATTAACTGTTGCGGACAATCAAAAAACTGAAATAACAAATAAAATACAGAAGGTTAAAATAGATACTGAAACAAATCAAGAGAATATTACCAATAAAACGAAGTTGATTGAACAAATCAAAAAAGAAAAAGAGGTTGAAACCATTTATAAGTTATACATTGATATGATTGGTAAAAAAGGTATCAGCAAACTTGTGTTGAGGTCAGTATTACCAATCATTAATTCAGAAATACAGAGGTTATTAGATGATGTCACTGATTTTGAAGTTGAAATATCTATTGACGATAAAAACGAAGTCAGATATTTATTATTAAAGGATGGTATAGAAAAACAATTAAAAGCTGGTAGTGGTTTTGAAAGAACTGCGGCTAGTTTAGCTTTAAGATGCGTACTTGGTAAGATGTCTAAGCTATCAATGCCTAATTTCATCACATTAGATGAGGTACTTGGTAGAGTCGCACCAAATAACATTGATAAGATGAAATTGTTGTTTGATAAAGTTAAAGAGATGTATGATAATATCTTCTTTATTACACAGAATGAAATGGTAAAAGATTGGGCTGATAACATCATTACTGTGGTTAAAGAAAATAATATATCAAAAATTCAGATTAATTAGGTTATTATCATTTTTTTTAACTATATTTGTAATATAAAAAAAATTAGTTATGGTGTTTAGACATTATTGTGCGGTGTTTTTTAATCCCACCGAGAATTTGAATAGAGAGGTTGGTAAAATAGCTGAAGGACCATTAAGGTTAATGAAAGGTAAGGGTATTAGTATATGCACGTTTACCTCTGTAGTTGAAAGCCCGATATTAAGTGAGTATTTTAAATCATTTGAACTTAATTTTTTGTTATTTGAATTAGATGAGCAGACTTCTGCGTTTAATTTTAATGATAAGGATAAAGAGAATGAATTATTTGGATTTATGAATGATAATAAAAATCTAAATGAATATGAGGAGTTATCTAATAAACTATTGGATGATATCATATCAGAAAATATTAACTACGTAACGGGTTCAACAAATAATATAAATAGAACAGACCCTTTTAGTATTAAAAAGAAGAAAGGGTTTACCATTGATGATAATACTATCGATGATGAAATAAAAGATTTGACTAAATCTGAAATTAACGAAAAAGTTAACAATATAATAGACAAAGGTCTAGAAAATCTAACAGAATACGACAAAAAAATGTTAGAAAAGTTGTCAAGCAGAATGTAAATCTATTTACTTTTATTGAAAAAAAGTGTATATTTATATGTCCGATGGACAGATAACAATTACGATATATGATTATTAATGAACAAAACTTATATTAATTTAAACGGAGATGATTCGATAACTAAATACTTTAAGGAAGTAAGAAAATCACAAGTTATAACTCATGAAAAAGAGATTGAGTTAGCTATTAGAATAAAAGATGGTGATACAAATGCCATTGATGAATTGGTTTTTGCCAATTTAAAATTTGTAATATCAATCGCTAAAGAATACCAAGGACAAGGATTGTCTTTAAGTGACTTAATAAATGAAGGTAATTATGGTTTAATTAAGGCTGCAAGTAAATTTGACCATACAAGAGGTTTTAGATTTATTTCATATGCTGTTTGGTGGATTAAACAATCAATTATACAAAGTCTTAATGATAATGCTAGAATAATAAGATTACCATCGAATGTAATAAATAAATTATCAGCATTAAAAAAAGAAATTGAAAAATTTAAATTTGAAAACGAAAGAGAACCAGTTTATGGCGATATAATGTTTGATGATGATTCTAAATTTTTTGATGAAGGTGATTTACCATCATGTAGGTCATTAAATGATGTTATAAATGAAGAAGGTTCAGAATTGGGTGACATTATACAATCAGCCGATGAAGACAATTATGATAATTTTTATGACGTTAATGAAGTTGTAAAAGACGAATTAGAAAAAACGTTATCAATTTTAACAGCTAGAGAAAGAGCAATAATTGAATATTATTACGGTTTAGATAATAACTTCGAACCAATGACACTTGAAGCTATTGGTGATAGATTTGGTCTAACAAAAGAAAGAATTAGACAAATCAAAGAAAGAGCAATTAGAAAACTTAGATTTAATTCTAGCAATCTTTACGATATACTTAACAAATAATTTGATATTTAATTAATATGAAAAAGGTATTATTATATTTCATATTATTGATGGCTATTGTTCTTGCTGTAACAGTAGCCTACGTCTCAATAAGTGGTTTATTAACAGTATTTAGTGGAGCTGGGGTTATTGGATTAATATTTTTCTCAGCAATTGAAATATCCAAAATAGTAGCAACATCAGCAATTCACACCTATGGTAAAAAGATAGGGTGGGTATATAATGCTTTATTATCATTGGGTATTATAATAGCTATGGGTATAACATCAATGGGTGTTTATGGTTTCTTAAGTTCTGGATATGAGAAAAATTCAGCAAAATCTGACAATGTAACCAGGAAAATAACTTTGATTGACGACCAAATAAAATTAAAAGAAAAAAGTAGAGAATCTGTCAACACTCAATTACTACAAACACAAAATAGCATAACACAATTAAGAACTGCCTTAGGTAATAACACACAATCTAGGGTAGACAGAAAGGGTAATGTTATAACAACATCATCAGCAGCAAACAGAAAAGCTTTTGAATCTCAATTAAAATTAGCTACAGAATCAGAACAAAGATTAAGTAAGGATTTATCAGTAATTGATTCAACTATTAATGTTTTATCTGAAGAAAAATTAACTATAGAATCCGAAGAAGCAACAACTAATGAATTGGGCCCTTTAAAATATCTATCAGAAATAACTGGTTCATCTATGGATAATGTTATGAAATGGTTTATATTGTTATTAATATTCATAGGTGACCCAATGGCTATTTTAATGATTATTATTTTTAATAAAATTATAAACGAAGAGTCTAGTGAGGGAACAACTGAGGGTTTAAATGAGGTAGTAACTGAGGGTGTAAATGACGCTGTAATTGACACTGTAAATGATGCTGTAACTGACGCTGTAATTGAAGAACCAGTTCAAGAATTAATCGAAGAAGAACCAATGGTTGAAGAATTAATTCAAGAAACTGAAGAAGAACCCATAATTGAAAGTGATGAAGAAAAAAAGTCACCAGAAAGGGTTATTAGAGTTGAAGATTTACCAGAAAGAAGCAATAGAGGGTTTAGTGTTAATATTCCAGAAAGAAAACAAAGTAATTTAGTTGAAAGAATTGGTTCAAATAAAGAAATAAGGGATGAAAACCCGAATACCGTGTTTTTTAAGAGAAGAAAATGATAATCGATAAAGAAACTTATAGATTAGAGTCAACCAACTATATAAACGAAGAAACGGTTAAGAATAAAATAGTAATAGGTAATAGTTTTTCAACCAATATGAATCATTATGTTGGTTGGGTTACCAGATACAATGGTAAGTATAAAAAGACTGCAAATTATACTGTCACATTAGATGGTAAAATCTATGAACATTTCAATCCAACATATTATTCAAACTTTACAAACAACATTTCTTTTGATAAAACCATTATAAGTGTTGTTTTGGAAAATGAAGGTTGGTTAATCAAAGATTTAAATAATGAAAACACGTATATTACCAATATTGGTAATATTTATAATAGAACTGATGATGTTGTTATTAGAAAATGGAGAAGTAATAAATACTGGGCTCCATACTCTGAAAAACAATTAGAATCAACAGTTAAATTAATTAATAAACTTTGTGATGAGTTTGATATACCAATGGAGGTTATTGCTCATAATACAAAGATAACTAAAATTAATGATTATAAAGGAGTATTATACAAAAGTAATTTAAACAATTATTTTACTGATGTTAACCCTTCTTGGGATTTTATTAATTTTAAAGATAAGGTAGAATTAAATTAAAGAAAAATGATAAACGAACACGACATAACCAAATCAATGCTTAACAGAATGAGAACCATTATTAAGGAGAACGTTGAGACTCCAGAACAAATTGGTACTCAACAAGACCAACAAACTGAAGAATTACCAGAACAAATAGTATTTTTATCTGGTGGTAACCCTAAACCTGTTAAAAGTGGAATGGAAACTTATTGGGATGATGATAAAAAAAAGTTTTTAGAACTTGTTGGTCCAGAAACTAATGGTGTAACATTTATTGATTTTGCTATCACACCTAAAACTGGCACAAATGAGGGTGATGTTTTATTGAGTGGTAAATTAGATGGTTATGATGCTGATTTTACTATGAATAAAGACCAGACTCTAGGTTTAAGATTAACAACAAACACAACCCAATTAAATGATGACTTTATGAAATTATTACAAACACTTAAAGGTTATTATGGTAATTGGCAAAAAGAATGGGCAAATAAATTAAATACTGAAAATTTTGATTAATATGCTTAAAAAATTAGATACAAAAAGTATAATAATTATAATATTAGCTAGTCTATTATTATTATTTGGTTGGTTACATCCAAACCAAAGAATAAATTATTATAAAGATGAACTTAAAAATTTAAGATTATCAAATGAGAAGTTAATACATTCTAATGATAGCCTTAAAAATGAAAAAAATAAAATAGATGGTGAAATTAAAAAATTAAAAGATTTAATTTCAGCAAACCAAGTATTAATAAAACAATACGATAACACAATTCAAGATTTAAAAAACAGAAAGGATGAAATACCTAATAAAGTTAATGTTCTTAGCGCTGATATGGTCGCCAGTCAATTCACAAATTACCTTAAAAGAAGGTCAAGTAAAAACAATCCTAAGTGATAAAGGTGATACCCTAATTGTTATGGGTATTAAAGATGCTAAAACTATATTAACTGACGTACTAAAGTGTGAAGTATTAGATAGTATGGTAACGTTTTATCAAAACAAAGATAAAGTAAGTACCAAAATAATTTCATTGCAGAAACAAATTCAAGATAAGCAAGATAAGCAAATTGAAATTATGGAAGGTCAAATCACAAATTATGAAAAAATAGTTTCAAACAAAGACAAAGAAATATCAATACAAAACGAAATAATAAAAGCACAAAGAAAAGAAATTAGGAAACAAAAATTATTAAAAATTGCTGGATTTAGTGGTTCAGTCATATTACCAGTTATAACAGCACTGTTAATACTGAAATGATTTAAAAAATATAATATCAAAAGCCCCCAAACGGGGGTTTTTTTATTTTAAAGCAATATTTATTTATAAAGATTTTATTCGATGAAAGATTTGATTAAAAATAGATTAAATGAAGAGTTTGGTAAAAGTGACGTTACCAAAGAAATCAATGCTTTTATTGATGGTGCAACATTTAAAAATAAAATAGAGAAAATAGTTAAAGATAAACTAAAAGACAATAAAGAATTGGAAGATAAGATGGTTGAGATAACTAGAAATGTATTAAGCCAATTATATAAAACCCTTTGGACAAAAAGAAATTTTTGGAGAAGTCAAGTAGATAATAAAAATTCATAAAAGATGAAAAAAATCAAGATAACTCAAAAACAAGCAATGATGCTTGAAAATTTAAATAAAAAAACGGTTATTAAAATAACTGAAAGTCAATATAAGAGACTTATTGAAAATTTAAGTGAAGTAAATATAGATGATAAATTCACTAACGCTATGCCTAGTGAATTAAGACCAGCATTTTTAGCTGATAGAAAAGCATTATCTAAAGGTATGCGTGAAAGTCTATGGGAATCATTCGTAAATGAGTTATACGGTTTGAATGAATCATCTGAAAAAGTATATGAAACATTAATTAATTTAATGGAAGCTTGTGGTTATGTTGAAAATAGAAAACTATCTAAAACTAAATTTGAAGGTGATAAACAAAAAGCTAAAAATGTAATATTGGGTGGTTTAGAAAAATTACATGAAACTGGTAGTCCATTTATGGCTATGGAAGCTATGGAAGATATTAAAAAATCCCTTGAAGTACAATTAACACAAAGGTCTGGAGAAAAACCAAAACCAGAAGATATAGCAAAAAAATTAAAAGATTTAAGAAATAGAGAATTGGAACTTAACCCAAGAATTAATTTAACACCAGAAAAAGAACCAGTTGACCCAAATCAATTAAAATTAGATTTATCTGAAATTGATGGTGAAGAAGCACCAACAAAAATGGTTCCAGTTAGTCCAGAAGTTGAAGATGAGGTTGATACAATCACAATGGATGTTCCATTATTTATTAGAGCTTTAGAATATTCTCGTGAAGATGCCAAGAATGATTTAGACATACACGACATTGCTCAAAATGCTGTTTCATTAAGCAAAGATTATGGTGTTTTAAATATGGATAATTATTCTGAAATATTTGGTGATGCTGAAGAGGTTGAACCGCAACCATCTGGTGAAGAACCAATAAATGAATTAGAAGGTGAAGATTTATGTGATGGCACCGAACAAGTTATTGGCGCTGATATAATAAATCATGAACCCTTTAAAAGTTTACCAAATACAAGAAAAGAAGTTGAAGATATGGGTAAATCAGTTGTATCATTACGTAGTTTGGATACACCTGGTGCAAATGTGGTTATTTTTGCTAAACAAGATTTATTCGACCACAGATTTGAATATAATGGAAAAGTGTATAACTATGGTGGTTATATTGATGACTTCAAAAGAAAATATGGTGAAGAACCCATATTTTGTAATATCAAGACAAATGCAGACAGAAATATAGTTAATGCTATTGTAGTTAACATGCCAGCTAGAAAATCATTAGACCCTAGGGGTTATGGTCCATTGGATGAAAAAGAAATTGACGAGGTAACGGCTATGGGTGGTGGTTCACCTGTATTTAGTGGACCAGGTGGGTTCCCAGTTGGTAAAGCAGAATTAAAAAGTGAATCAAAAATACAAGAAGCATTAAATGCTTTAAAAAAAAAATAACTGACGAATCTGAAGAAGAATTAGAAGAGTCAACAACAACAGTAAGTGCTGGACCTTTTGGTTATGCAACAGCTGGATTCCCACCATCAAAATTTATGGGTACCGCTGGAGAAGAAGGTAAAGTACCAGTTAACATGAAAAAGAAAACACCAATATATCCTGGTGGTTCTTTTGTTGAAGAAGGTGCTTTCGATAAAACACAGTGGCATGGTGGTGCTTTTGTTGAGTTTGATGATTGTACAAAATTAAATAATAATAAAGAAGCGCAAAATGGTGGATGTTCAACTGGAGCTGCTGATGGGGTTGTAAAACTTAAAAAAACAGCAAGCAACGTTACCGCACCAAGTTTGGGTAAATAATGTTGTTTTTTTTAATTTAATTACATATTTATAATAAAAGATAAAATGGATAAAAATAATATTAAATCATTACTTTCCAAAACCTTTGTTAGTGAAGCAAAGGTACCTGGTCTTGAAGTAACAAACAAGGCTAAAGCGGAAAGTGGTAAAGAAAATAAAAAAGCCATTAAAGACATGGAAGATGAATTATCAGATTATGATAAAGAATCAAAAGACATGGCTAAAGATTCCATAAATCCAGTTAAATTTAATTATACTAGTGGTTCTGAAGAAGAATACCATCGTGAAATGGAAATCATGAATGGTCAAGAAATGATTCAGTATGATAGAACTCCTAGTGATAAATTTAAAGAAAGAGCTGAAGAAGCAATAGCTGGTTCATCAAGAATGGGTAATAATCCAGAATGGGCTAATGTTGTTGTTCCAGGTCAAGGGGGTGACCCAACATTTGGAAAAAAATTGGTTAAGGCAATTAAAGCATCTGAAAAGAAAAGAAACGATGCTACACCTACAAGTAAAATGTTTGGTGATGACTGGGAGATTGTTCAAGACCACTCAAATAAAACATATGCTTTTGAAAATACTGAAAATAATAAAGAAATTATAAAAGAAAAGATGAAAAGATTAACATTTAAGAAACCTTTTAACGGGGTTAATAATGCGTTAAACTTAATACCAGAATCATATAAAGTTGATAACAAAGTATTTGAAATGACCGATGGTAACGAATCTTATAAAGTAAGATGGGAAGGTTCGTTAAATGAAGGTAAAGCTATCGTATTAGTTGCTTCAGATAAAACATTGGTTAATGAGGACCTTCAAAAAATGAAACACCTTATGGGTTATAAATCTGAAGAGACTTTGGGTAACCTTAAAGGTTCTGAAAGATTAAATGAGGATAAATCATTTAATGATGTTTGGAAAAAAACAAAAGCTATCTTAACTGAAGGTATTAATGAATATACGCAAGCGCAAATAGATGCTTTTGATAAAGATGGTAATGGAATACCATTTGAACCAAAAGATATGAAAATGTTACATAAAGAAACTTCAGAAATGGATGAGTGTGGTACAGGAATGTATGAAGATTCAATATCTGAAATGGATGGTGCACAAGGTGAAGGTCCAGTTAGCATATCTGACATGAGAATACAACTTTTAGATACTTTAAAAACTCAAGTACCTAAAATGCAACCAGCTGAAAAAGAAGAATTCTTAAACCTTGTTTCATTAATGGCTAAATATTTTGCAGTTGGCTCTGGAAATCAAGATACTGGTATATTTAGAACATTATCAACTAAATTAGAAGAATTCATGAATAACCAAATTCAAAAAATGCAACCACAAGCTGAACCAGAAATGGGTCTTGGTGAAGGTGATAGATTTGATGAAGTATTCGGTGGAATGGATGAAGAATAAATAAATCATATGAAATTAAAAAGCCCCTTAATGGGGCTTTTTTTATGACTGTAATATTTTATAATCGTTTTCGGTTAAAGAATCAAAACCATTAAAAGAAGCTTTATCCAGTATATTATCTTTGGTTATATTAGTTTCGTAAAAGTACTCCATTAATTCATCAAAACCATAGTTATCTATAAATGTGTTTTTAAATGCTTCAAGTTTATTACTAACAACAATTGATATTAGTTTATCTGTATAATCTTCTTTTGAATATATAGTTAAATCATACTCAAGTAATAAATTAATAAACATATTTAATTGTTCTTGGTCCATAAATAAATAAAGATATTCATATTTACGACAAGGGCTAATATCGATTAACATCCTATCAAATATTGATAAATCATACAATTCAATAAAGTCTTCATATATTGAATACACTTTTTCATTGTTGTCATCTCTGTTATCTACTTTCAAAACTGTAACCATATCATTTATTTTTTAACAAATATAATAATAAAATAATCAATAACCAAATTATGTCCAGATTATTTTAATATTTATTTTATGTAATAAGTTAGTATATTAATTATATAATGTCAAACAATAGAAATAAAATAGAATTTATGAATTATATATCAACACCATTAAGTGATGATAGTATTACTATATTATACACTACCAACAACGTTAAATTTGATAGAGTTAATCTTTATTTTGATTTTGTTGTTTCTTTCTTTGAAATATTATTTGATACATATATGGGTGATGATATCACCAGCAAAGAAGAGCAAGATAACCATTTTAAATGGTGTTGGTCTAAGAATATTGACAACTTTAAAAAGGAATCAATAATATTCATGGATAATGATGAATTGAGAAGTTATTTTAATGAATTTACTAAAGAAATATTTTATAATTTGGATGGTAAAGAAAACAACCCACACATCAAAAATAACATACTAACATTATGGACCCACATCTTCAATTATAAGGGTTCAAAAACAAGAGCTGACCTAGATAGTTTTATTGAACTATATGGTATTTTTGATAAATCCTTAAAAAACGTATAAAAAAACGCATTTATCTATTTATTTTTAAAAATAGTTAATTATATTTATGTCATGAATAGAATTATAAATATAATTATGACTGAATTGGCTGCTGATATATTAAAGCATGAAGAAGCCATGGAGAGTGCGATTAATAACAAGTCACTTGAAATAGAGGATAGAGTTGAAACTATCAAACATCATTTGTCAAAAGTAATTGAAACTGAAATGATGATTGAAAAGTGGAGAAACTATACCGCACAAGTAAATAATAACGATTAATAAAAAATAAAAAAAAATGAAAGAGTTCGAAGAATTAAAAGCGTTAATTGAATCATTGGAAGCTGATGTTGCTAAATTTGTTGAAAAAGGTAACAAAACTGCTGGTACTAGAGTTAGTAAAACAATGAGAGACATTATCAACGGTGCTAAGGCTGTTAGAAACAAAGTTTCTGCAATGAAAAAAGAAGCTAAAGTTTAATTATGGTACTAACTATAGTAAATAAAATACTATTAATGATTTTAATCATGGCTTGTTTGAATTCAGTAAGACATACTTACTACTTCATTCAAGCCTGGGTTAAATCAGATAGTGAAACTCCAGAAAAATACAGAATTAGCAATAAATCATTATGGTGGTTAGCCATTTCAATTGGATATATTGTTTCATCTATATTTCTGGGTGTTTTCATTAAATAAAAGAAAACAATATGTCAAAAATACAAGAAAAATTAAACGCATTAAGACCATACGTTGTTGGTATTAGATACTTGCAAGGTATTCAGTTGGTTGATGCTGTTTTTAAAGATGGTTGGGCCATACCTAAATCAGAAATCATCCACCAAGAACGTGTAGATGGTGAAGATAACTACTATATGTTTTATAGTGAGAATGATGATATTGATATTGACGATTTATTAGATTATGTTAAAGAAATAATCGACCTTAATATTGAAAGAGAAAGAAAATATGAACTTTTATCTGAAAAAGTTGAAGAGCTTAAAAAAATATTTAAGTCAAACAACTTGGCAAAGCTACAAAAATTAAAATTCACTTTTTCAGAACCAGATATTATGCCATCGTTGATGGATATGGATAAAATAGAAACTATAACCCCTGATGATTTAGTTGAAACTGAAGAACCAGAAGTTAAAAAGGTTGAAGAAAAACCAAAAGCTGAGAAACCAGCGAAAAATGTAAACAGTAAACCAAAGGTAACACATAATGACATTGAGCTACCACCAAAAGGTGAGAAAATTGAACTTGAAGAATTTTCAGAACCAACAAACATTGTTTGTAAATGTGGACCAGATGAAGTCTGTCCAATATGTGAAGACCAAAAAGATTTTGCCTATTAATAAAAAAACCCTCTATTGAGGGTTTTTCTTTTTAAGATTCTGATGAATCATTATAAAATGCTCTTTCAAAGCATTCTTGAATTGTGTGGATTAACCAAACAGCACCAGAAGTTAAACAGCCGTCTAAAAAGACCATTAACCAAAAATTATCAATACCATATAAAGACATTGGTGTTTGATAACCCATCACCCCAAATGTGAATGAAAGAATAAATCCAATCCAAGTTGATAAACAAAGTGGACAAGCAAATAATTTACCAAAAAAACCTGGTGATAATTTACTCCAAAAGTTTCTCCACCCATCAAATATGGAGCCGAATACAGCTATATTGGTTATACCATAAGCTAATAATAAAAATGTACCTATTATCATAATTTTAAATATTTATATGCAAATATATGGTATATTTGCGTAATTGTAAATATTTACTTGTTTAACAAATATACATAAGATTAACATATGGGTAAGGATAAAAATAGCATATCAGTTGATGAGGTATTAAATATGGTTAATAGTAGAACCAAAAAATTAATATCTGAAATAGAGAGGGAAGAAAGTGGTGAGAGAATCGAAACTGTTGATTCAATCATTAATGACATAAAAGGTCAAAAGGAACAAACAAAATTAAACAAACTAAAATTTGCCAACGAAATTAAAAGTGGTTTGGGTAATAAAATAAAAGAAAACCCAAATGAAATAAAAGTATATGTTAAACCATGGTACAAAAAGTTAGGTGGATTTATAAAAAACATTTTTACTAAGTTTTAATATGAATTATAATGAATTAATAGAAACTATTTCAGAAATAGTTAACAATGATAAAATACATAAAGAAGGTTTATCATTGGTGTATCAATTAGATAACGACAACCATAAAAAAATGGATGAACATTTATTCTATAAAGCAAATCCAAATAGTTCAGATTTTATACATAGAGATATTATTGAAGTTGAAATAGGAGGTATTTTAATAAAAATCGTAAAAAAGCCTTAAAATATTTTTTTAATTCAAATATTATATTTATATTTGCATAAAATAAGAAAAATGAAAAAGGTTATATTCCTATGTTTGGTTAGTTTGATGGTTTCTTGTAAGAAACAAAAAATGAGCCCATATACACAAGTACCAGAACCAATTGATACAACAACTTGGCAAGATGCGTATCAAGATGGTGGTACATTACCAAATTTTGGCGGTTCAAATCAAAATCTAGTTGGTACTAAATGGGTACTTAAAAAAGTGGTATCTGGGTTTTCAATAACATATCCTAATGACACAATTACCTTTATTAGTAATGCTTCATACACTTTAAATCAAAACGCACAAAGACCATACACCATATCACAAATAACTGGGTCAACGAATAAATCTTTAACATTATACTTCTTTTTACCATTCGGTGGTAGTAGTTATAGCGGTCAAGTTGGGCAATATTTTATATCTGATGGATATATGAATAATATACAATTCGTTGATTTACAAAACAGTACAAGTGTTATTACAGCTTGGTTTCAAAAAATTTAAAAAAAAATTAAAAAAAAAGTTGTCGATTTAAAAAAATCGTTATATATTTGCAAAAGTTAATTAAAAACAAAAAACGTAAGATTATGAAATTAGTAGATGCTTTACAGACAAAAAACACTTTAACTGAAAACGGAATGGTTACAAATTCATCATCATTGAATGATTGTGTGAACTTATTTTTCCAAATTGGTGCGATGAGAGGTCAGGATAAAACCAGATTAATCAACACGTTTGTTAAAGCATACGAAGAAAATGCGTTAACTGCTATGAAGATTTTATTTTGGGCTCGTGACATTCGTGGCGGTGCTGGTGAGAGACAAATCTTCAAAGATATTATCACATATCTTGCAACATCAAGAACTGATGTTATGAGAAAAAACATATCTCTGATTTCAGAGTATGGTAGATGGGATGATTTATTAACTTTGGTTGGAACACCATTGGAAAATGATGCATTGACATTAATTTCTGATGCTCTTAAAAACGGAAACGGTTTGGCTGCTAAATGGATGCCAAGACCAAACGTTAACAATAGAGATAAGAAAAGACAAGCTTCAGCTTTAAGAAAGTTCTTAAAGTTAACACCAGGTGCTTACAGAAGCATGTTAGCGAAGTTATCATCAACTGTTGAGCAATTGATGTGTGCTAATGAGTTTGGTAAGATTAACTATTCTCACGTACCATCTAGAGCGATGTCAGACTACATGAGGTCTTTTGGTAAGAGAGATGGTGTTAGATTCTCTGAATACATTGAATCAGTTAAGAAAGGTGATGTTAAAATCAACGCTGGTGCAGTATACCCATATGATGTTGTTAAAAACTTAAGATTTGGTAGTGCAAATGGTGCTGATGCACAATGGAATTCACTTCCAAATTACTTGGAAAACAACAACGAACAATTCTTACCAGTTGTTGACGTATCTGGGTCAATGATGTGTTCTGCGGGTGATAACCCAAATGTAACATGTATGGATGTCGCAATCTCTTTGGGATTATACATCTCAGAAAGAAATGAGGGTGCTTTTAAAGATACATTCATGACTTTCTCTGACAGACCTCAGTTGCAAGTACTTAAAGGTTCTTTATCTGAAAGATACAAGCAACTAGAAAGAGCTGATTGGGATATGAGTACAAACATTGAAGCTGTATTCAGCACGATTTTAACATCTGCTGTTAGCAACAACGTACCTCAATCAGAAATGCCAACAATGATTATAATTCTATCAGATATGGAATTTAATCAAGGTACTAGAGGTAACTGGGATAAAACAGCACAAGAGATTTTCGAATCAAAATATGCTGAAGCTGGTTACACAATGCCTAAAATTGTATATTGGAATATCCACGCTAGAAATAACAACTTCCCAGTTAAATTCAACAAAGAAGGGGTTGGCCTAGTGTCAGGGTTCAGTCCATCACTATTAACTAGTGTTTTATCTGGTAAAGACCTTACTCCATACTCAATGATGATGGAAGTGGTGTCTTCAGAAAGATACGCACCAGTTACTGTGTAAAAAAAACTGTTTAAAGAATACATACTGCAAATAATTAAATTTAAATTCAATTATCAACGCAGAGGAGTGGGTAGCGGAATGTTACCCACACCAGGGACCGACACCACAAGGTTCAAAAAATAAATAAAAGTGGTAAAGCTTTACAGGGTTAGGCTATATAGCCCCAGTATTCTGAAACAGACATTAAAACCTAGTAGAAATACTAGGTTTTTTTTGTTTTTAATGTTTACACTTTCAAAAAAAATAAATATTGTTGTTATATAATAATGATATAAAATATTATAAATGAAAATAGTAAAAAAACAAATCAAAGAAGACGGTAGTAAGTATATTGTATACGTTACCGATTTAGGTGGTTCACCATTAGCTTGTGAATATGCAACTAATGACAATATGAATGATGTAGTAAATCAATTAACTAATGAGTTCGGTGAAATATCGATATTTGAGGAAATGACATATAATGAATATATAAATCAATAAACAAATGGAAATTCAAAAAGGTTACCCACTAATTTTAGTGTTTTATCTCGACAGAGAAGTGATGATGCAAGGTGATATAATCAAATCATTTGCTGATTCAGTAAATAATGCAATTGCACAAAGAGAAGCTAACTGTATGGCTTTCTTTTTACCAACAGATGGTGAAGAGAGGATTGAATGTATAAATCCAGTCTTAATGCATGAGGCTGACATGGAAAAAGTCAACCAAATGATACAAGATTTGGCTAAAAATTTTGACGTTGGTCAAGGTGCCGATTTAGGTATAGATTCAGCAGAACATGAAGTTGAATTAGACAATGAAGATTAAGGTCTTGTGGTGGTCCTCCATATCTTTTGGATGGGCCACCCAGTCTTATCTTTAATTAAATCATACATTCTACTAACAGTCGCTTGACTAGCAGTACCCATAAACAATAAATTCTTTATTTTATTCTTTCTAGCTACCTTAGCTAACATATGATGTAATCTTTGAGCATCATCAATACATTTACAAATAACCATATCAAATTGGTCTTCATTATGAATTACCAATTTATTATAAACTACGATTATTTGTTTAGTCATATTTTTCTTATAGACACCACTCATTAATAATTTAACTATATCATGTATTGTTACCCTATCATTTTTTGGGTTTTTACCAAATAACCAAAAGGTTTCTTCTATTTGGTAATCAGCATCATCCAATATAGTCCAATCACCCAAAGCTGGTTCTTGATATAATTTACCATAAGAATCCCTAAGCATTCTAAACTTATCACCCTCTTCAGTGTCTTTAACAACACATATCTTATAATTAACTTTCTCTATTTTATTATAATTAACACTACCTTTAGGGAATATAACTTTCTTATTCTCTTCCTTTAAAGCTCTAAACTTAATAAATGAAGTTTCCCTAGTTTGACACCTGTGTAATGTTTTCTTATATTTACCATTTTTTAATAGAACAACTCTATACATACTATTTATTTATTCAACAATAATAATTATTCTTAAACAAAAATAAATAGATGAGTAAGAGAGATTATTACGAAATATTGGGGTTAAAAAAAGATGCAAATGCTCAAGAAATAAAAAAAGCATATCGAAAATTAGCAAAGGAAAAACATCCAGATTCTGGTGGTAACGAAGAAGAGTTCAAAGAAATTGCTGAAGCTTATGATGTATTATCCGATGATAGTAAGAGACAACAATACGACACATTCGGACATAATCAACCGAGAGGTGGTGGAGGTGGATTTAAAGCCGATTTCAGCGACTTATTTAATCAGTTTGGATTTGGTGGTAGGCAACAGAGACAAAGACAACGCAGAGGTCAAGATTTAAGGTTAAACATACACCTATCACTTGAGGATATATATAATGGTGGTGTTAAAAAGATAAAATACAATAGATATGAAGCATGCATGAGTTGCAATTCAGTTGGAGGTCATGACCCAATTACATGCCCATCTTGTGGTGGTCAAGGTATGGTTGTTGAACAAATAAGAACACCATTCGGAGTTATGCAAAACATGACAACATGCTCAAGATGTGATGGGGAAGGTAAAACATATTCAAGAGCTTGTAACGATTGCTCTGGTGCTGGTGTTAAACAAAAGGAAGAGATATTGGATATTCAAATACCAATTGGGGTTGCTGATGGTATGTCAATGGCATACGCTGGATTAGGTCAAGCTGTTAAAAATGGTACATCTGGTCAATTAATAATCACATTCAACGAAACGCCTAATAAAAGATTTGTTAGAAATGGTAATGATTTAAAATACAGTTTAAAATTACCTTATCACACTATGGTTCTTGGTGGAAAAGCCGAAATAGACACGATAGACGGTGGTAAAATATCAATAGCAATACCAGAATTAAATAAAATTGGAGATACGTTAAGGGTTAGAGGTAAAGGCATGAAGTTATTAAACTCTGAATTACGTGGTGATTTAGATATTAATTTAGACATCCAAATGCCACAAATATTAGGTGAAGAAGAAAAAGAAATATTAGAAAAATTAAAAAATTTACATGATAATGTTGTTGAGAATGAAAATTAATAGTATTATTGCATTGTAATTAATTTTAAAAAATAAATAATATGGCAAAATTTGAACAACCATTTGAAGACACAAAAGTAATTTTTGATGGTGTAATTGTTAATTCGGACCTTGACCGATATGTTAACATTGAAGTACTTGTAAATAACAGACAAAAAGAGATTTACAAGCCAATCAAAACTAATGATTTAACAAAATACAAAACTGGTATTGATGTATTCCTTGTTATTAATGAGAAAGTTTTTGACCAATTAAGTGAAGTGCAAAAGGTTATTATTGCTGACGAAGCATTATCTGGTATTCATTATGATACTGAAAAAGATAAATTAGTTGTTAGTAAAACTGATTTTACAACTTACAGCGGTATTTTGAGAAAATATGGTGCTGAGCAATGTATCGAACTTAAAGAATTGGTTAAATTAATCTACGCACAAGAGAAAAACTCTGAAGTAGAAAGTGAAGCTTAATTATGACCAGAGAGGAAATAGAAGATATCAATCCAGAAGCATTATTATGTGACGGTTTTGATGAAGCAATTATTGGTATGGCCGAGAGAATTAATCTCGGCCCTGTCGTTGCTTATGATGTGGATAAAATGTTAGATATTATGGTTGAACGTGATGGTATGACTTACGAAGAAGCCATAGAATATTTCGACTATAATATTATAGGAGCATGGATGGGTGAAAATACACCAGTTTATATTCAAACAAGTAGATTATGATAACAACAATTTACGAATAAATTTTATATAATATTTTTACTTCACTAATGTTGGACATATTTATTATTAAAGTAATAAATATGGGCTACATTTATATGTTAATCGATACTAGGAACGATAAAAAATACGTTGGAAAACATAATGGTAATAAAAAAGATTATTGGTCATCTGGTTTATTACCTAACAGAATAGCTAAAAAATATGGTAAAAATATTTTTGATAGAGTTATTTTAGAAGATAATATTGAAACGGTTGAATTATTAAATTTAAAAGAAATGTATTACATTGAGTTATATGATACGTTTAAAAATGGGTACAATTCAACAATTGGTGGTGAAGGTGGTGGTCATTGGATTTACACTAAAACAGAGGATGAACTTTTTGAAATAAAACGTAAAAAATCTGAAAAGTTAAAAAATAGAATTTTTAGTGATGAAACTAGAAAAAAAATGAGTGAATCAGCTAAAAATAAAATTGTAACAGATGAACATAGAAAAAACATCAGTGAAGCGGTTAAAAAACGTGGTGGATTTCCGCATACTGAAGAAACTAAAGAAAAATTATCTAAAATAATGCGTGGACGTAAAAATCCAGAACATTCTAAATTTATGTGTGAAAATAATCCTAAATCACAAATGGTTAGTATTGATGGTATTATTTACAAAACGATAAAAGAAGCTAGTGAGTTACTTAATATTAGTAGAAGTTCTATAAAATATAGGTTAAATAGTAAAAATGAAAAATTTAAAAATTGGTTTAAAATAAAATAATATGGAAAGTTATATGAAATTAGATTTTTATGATGAATTTAAGAAATATGCAATGAATCATATGGGTATTTCGAGTATGCAATTATATTACTGGGAGAAACTACAAGATAATATCTATAAAAATAGTCAAGTTTTTGGTAGTATGACACCCATGGTGTTAGAAGAGAGAGAAATGAGGGTAACATTAATGTCAGTATTTGATAGATTAATGATGGATAGAATTCTTTGGGTTGCTGGACCAGTTAACGATGCTATGAGTACAGTTGTACAAGCGCAGTTAATGTTCTTAGATAATTTGGAGAATAAAATCATAACAATGCACATTGATAGCCCAGGTGGTTCTGTTAAATCTGGTTTAAGTATGGTGGATGTTATGAATTATATCTCATCTAAAATATCAACAATAAATACTGGCATGGCTGCATCAATGGGGTCAATACTTTTGGGTGCTGGAACAAAAGGTATGAGATATTCATTACCAAATAGTAAAGTTATGTTACACCAAGTTAGTTCTGGTGCATCTGGACATGTTGAAGATATTAAAATTAGTTTAGCTGAAGCTATTAAGTATAACGAGAAATTATTTACCATGTTGGGTGATTATTGCGGTAAATCTAAAGAACAAGTATTAGCTGATTGTAATAGAGATAATTGGTTAAGTGCTGATGAAGCTTTAGAATATGGTATCATTGATGGTATTGTTGAGAATAAACCAAAAAAATAAAATAAAATGTAGCACCATATAACAATTTTTTAAAAAAATAAATAATATGGAAACAATAATAATAGTATCAGTTTTATCAACATTGGGTGTTGTTGCAATACTAACAAGTATTGTGGTTGCGTTCATCAAGTTGAAAAATAAGGTTGATGTTAACAACTTTGAAAGAATGGTGGAAGATATTCACCAAAGAATTAATGAAAATAGTAGGTATACTGACGATAGGTTTGATAAATTAATCACTCAAATTTATGAAACTGTAAATTATAACGATAATACATATCGTAATGAATTTGATGAAATCAGAAGGTTAATCGATTCTAGATGTGATAAGTTAGATTCAAAAATATCCAACTTAACCAGGGTGTCTGGCGAATTAATATTAAAGTCAGAAAAAAAACAAATCTTAAACGATTAAAACAAAAACGGTGCTACATTATAATGGGAAAAGAAATTTTCCCATTTTTTTTATAAAAAAGTTGATATTTATAAAAACTTGTGGTATATTTGTATCATACAAGTTCTTTAATTTATGGGGATGACACGGCATTGATTATTTATGGTCTTGTCTAGTAAGCATGTAGTGTTAGATGGAAACACTTTAATTACCTATCGATTTTGTAAATGGCAATTCATTTGACATTGACGAAAACTTCCTAGAGAATGCTTCGGTAGAAGTATTCGAAGGAGAGGTAGCATTAGCCTAAGATAATGCGATGGTGGTAGTCCACCAAAACCTCTAACTTATTGGAGTCTAAACTAAATAAGCAGAAGATTAGTTTTCAGTAAACCGAACTGTAATAAGGGAACTGTAAGGATTTTGGGTAATTAGATTAAATTACAACCTAAACATGTAGAAAGCTTTTTGAGAATAAGTAAGACGTGAGTTCGAATCTCACCATCTCCACTATTTAAAATGCTAAAAGCTTCTAACCAAAGCAAATTACCTAACAGGTTAGAAAAAATTAACCCAGCATAAAACGCATGCTGGGTTTTTATTTACATTTTAATAATTTTTAATTAAACTTAGTAATAAAATTAAACTAAAATAAAAAAGTATGAGTAAAGTTGAAAACGGTAATACTGTAAAAGTACATTACACTGGTAAATTCGAAGATGGTTCAGTTTTTGATTCATCGGTAAATAACGAACCAATATCATTTGAGGTTGGGACGATGCAAGTTATCCCAGGGTTCGAAAATGCCATTTTAGGTATGACGGTTGGTGAATCCAAAACAATTACATTAAAACCAGAAGAAGCTTACGGATATCCGTTAGAAGGGATGGTTCAAGAAGTACCAAGAAGTCTTGTACCAGCAGATGTGAAAGCTGGAGCTCAGTTAGTATCAGAAGGTGAGCAAGGAACATTTAACGTTGTTGTTAAAGAAGTTAAAGAAGATACAGTTGTATTAGATGGTAACCACCCATTAGCTGGAAAAACATTAGTTTTTGATTTAGAGCTAGTTGGTATTGCATAATGTTATAATTAGACATAACAAGAAAAATAAAAGAGGGTAAATACCCTCTTTTTTTGTTTTTATGATACTTATTATAAAAATAGTATTATGAAAAAATTTGTAACTGAAATGTTTAGTTCACACGGTAAAGTATCAAGTAAACGTGTTGTGACTTTGTTAGCTTTTTTAACTATGGTTATTGGTTTCCTAGTTGATTTATTCTCAAATTATACAATATCTGAAAATATTTATACATCTATGGAATTCATAGTTATAGCTGGATTAGGATTCACAGCATCTGAAAGATTTGGAAAATCTAAAAAAGATGACACTGAAGAACAATCCTAATTATTTTCTTGGTCTTGGTTTTGGTTTAGAAGTACATCCACACATAGCTAAATAGATTTAATGTATTGTTATACCTATAAATATATTAAAGATGATATTTAAATAAACATTAGTCTTTATTTTTTGTAAAAAATAATTAAAATTGTTTTATGTTTAGTAGTTATTCGATAACCTTAATGAATAGTGAATGGGACATAATGTTACCATCACTAAAAGTTAAACACATACCAAGAGTTGGTGAGTTAATATATTTAGATAGTGACAAAACTTATTATAATGTAATAAGTGTCATACACAATGTGTCAAAAAAACACAGTATTTTTGTTATTGTTGAATTATATGATAAAAAAGGTTGATTTTTTTAAAAGTGTGTAGTAATATTGCAATGTTATTAACATAACACTTTTTTTTAAAGATTAGTTTCAGCAAACATTTTTTAGACTGCAAATCTTAGTTAACAAAAAATGCTAATCTGATAAATGACATATAGCGGGGTAGTTAGTAGTTGGAAGCTGGCCAGGCTCATAACCTGGTGTCGAAAGACCTCGTGGGTTCGAGTCCCACCCCCGCAACGACTCAAACTGTGCTTGAGCAATAAAGAAAGATTACTGCAAAAGTAAAAACATATAGATAAATCGATAGTAACAAAAAAAATCTTTCTGAAGGGTCACAAAAGTGATTACATCCCACCTAGCCTAATAGGTGGGATTTTTAATTTAAATGTAGTATATTTGTAAAAATTTAAAAAAATGAAATTACCAAAATTATGCATCGTGGGTAGTGCCAGACATGGGAAAGATTCTATGGCTGAAATATTAGAAGAACATTTTGAACTAAAGTTCAAATCATCATCACAAGCAGCTGCTGAAATATTCATATATGATGCACTTAAAGAAAAATATGGATATAGCACACCAGAGGAATGTTTTGAAGATAGAGTTAACCATAGGTCTGAATGGTATGAATTGATATGTGATTACAATATCGAAGATAAAGCTAAATTAGCAAAAGGTATTTTAAATTATACTGATTGCTATGTCGGCATGCGTGATTCAAGAGAAATTAAAGAATGTATAAAACAAAATCTATTTGATTTAATCATATGGGTTGATGCTTCAGATAGATTACCACAAGAAGATAAAAGCTCGTTCAACATTGATAAATCTGATGCTGATATAATCATTGAAAACAATGGTACTTATGATGAGTTTAAAGATAAAGTAATACGATTAGGTAAATCATTATTGAAAACCCATTAATTGATGGGTTTTTTTATTTGATATTGATATTTATAAGTATGAATATTTTTATTAAAAAACTATTGAGAGAAGGATTATTGGCTGATTCAGAATTAAATGAAATCATCAATAAGTTAGATTTCTCATCATTTAAGATAAATAAAACTTTAAATCCAATAGTTTGGTTAACTGATTCTGAGTTAAAACCAGAGATTAAAAAAACCTTAATTGATATTGCTAAAAAATATTATGAATCATTGGATTTAAAAATACCAATATCTGATATTATATTAACTGGTAGTTTGGCAAATTATAACTGGTCAAAATATTCTGATTTCGATGTTCACATACTAATAGATACCAAAAAGTTTGGTGATAAAGAAGAGTTAATTAAAGAATTATTAGATGCCAAAACTAGGTCTTGGAATGATAACCACGATATTAAGATAAAAGGTTATGATGTTGAATTGTATGTTCAAGGTAATGAGCAAGAGCACCATTCAACTGGTGTATATTCTTTATTAAATGAAAAATGGTTAATTAAACCAGAAAAGATTAATCCAACGATAAACAAAAAAGAAGTAAAAGCAAAATACGATAAAATCGTAAACATATTATCAGACATTAAAAAAGAATATAATTCTAAAAAGTACGATATTGTTGTTGATAGATTGGAGAAGCTTAAGGACAGAATCAAAAAGATGAGACAAGCTGGCCTTGAAGGTGCTGGTGAATTTTCCTCAGAAAATATTGCATTTAAACTTTTAAGAAGAAACAATATAATGGGTGAATTATATGATTTACTAATTAGCGCATATGATAAATCCGTTAGTATTGATGAAAACAAGACTAAACTATATGAAGAAGATGGTGAGTTAAAGTTTGAAGTAAATGAAGATGAAGACAGAATAACAATAACTGGATTCATTGGTGAAGGTGATATAGTTGGTAGTGTTATACTTGAACGTGAATTTAATGCGTATTATGAATTTGAAGGCGAAATGAGTAAAGACGAGTTTTACGAAATATTTCCAGATGGTAACTTTATTAAAATAGAATCTATAAAGATTGATGATAAATATAAAAATAAAGGTTACGGTAAAAAATTATTAGCTAAAGCTATTGAATATGCAAAAGAGATAGGTGAATCAATAGTTTATTTAAATGCATCACCAATGGGTAATACTGGGTTATTATTACCAGAGTTAGTTTCTTTTTACAAAAAAGCTGGATTTGAAATTATACCTCAATTGGATAAGTACGAAGAGAATAAAGAGATGATATTAAGATTATGAGGCAGTTAATAATAGAAATGGTTCACTCAGCATTATTAGAAGTAGCAAAAACTGCTTTAGATTTATCAGAAACAACTGGACTATTCAATGCTGGTGATTATTTGGTTTTATATGATTATAAAACCGATAGAATATATGCAGTAATCGGTATTAATAAATCTTCAGCTAAAGCATCACCAATAAACAACCCAGATAAAATTGAAAATGTTGATTTTTATTATTTTGGTGCCGTTGCCGCTGAAAAGGGTTATGGTCCTTTAATATATGAAATGGCAATGTCTGAGGTTTATCCACTTGGTCTGGTTACTGATAGAGATTCTGGTACTAGTGATAAAGCATATAATGTATTAAAGAAAATGCATGAGCGTGGGTTAGCTAAGTATCAAATAATACCAGATGATGATAATTACATGACTAGTGATAGAGGTGAAGAATATGACATGATAATAAATGCTATATATTATTATGATAATAAGAATGATTATAATAAACTTATAGCAATAGGTAATGAGTTTTTGAGTCAAAAAGAAAACCCAAAATCGTTTTTAAAATCGTTAAATGAGAGAGCGTCTCATTTCTTTTTTGCTAGACTTGATGAATCAAAAGATAAAACAATAAACTGTAGAAATTGTGGTTGGCATTGGAAAGAATCTGAATCAAAAAAAGAGGATTTATATCTATGTCATAAATGTGGGTATGACAATCACCCAAGAAAATAATATTTATTAATATGAAACATTTAATTAAAAAATTATTAAGGGAATCCATAGATTACCTATTGAATGAAATAGATTGGGAGAAAGAATTTAGTGATGTTAGACAATCTTGTATAAATCCTAAAGAGGTTGTTGATTATTTAAACAGAGTTAGAGCTAACGCACCAAAAGGCACGGAAGATAGAGAGAAATTTGATGCTAAATACCCATACGTTCATTCAAAATCTAGTTTTTTTAAAGATGTTGATGGTGGTATCGATATTGAGTATTTTATAAATAAAATAACTGAGAAACCAAATAATGTAATCAATACAAACGAAAAAATATTAAAAAGTGGTGGACCAAATGAGTATGTTTATAAAACTGGTATTCCAGCTTTTAGAGGTATAGCTTATGATGAGGATAATGGTAAATTCCATTATATAAATACTTGCCCAGGTGCTGGTGATTGTGTGTTAATATGTTATGCTTTAAAGGGTAGATATATACAATATCCAGTATCATATGATAGTATGACTAGAAGATTAAATTATTTATTAAATCATCCAGATGAATACGAACAACAGATGTATAATGAGTTGAAATCAAAATGTAAAGAACATAAAGCATTATCAGGGTATAAATCTAAAGTTATATTAAGATGGAATGATTCTGGTGATTTTTTCTCTAAAAGATATATTAAAATAGCTGAAGATGTAATGAAAAAATTACAACAGGAAGGTTATAATGTCCAAAGTTACGCTTATACCAAAATAGGTGATGTAGCAACAGGTGCTGAAATGGTTGATACAACATTTTCAAAAGGTGCTAATAAACGTGAAACTGGTAAAATAGACCCTAATATACAAAAAATGTCTAAGGTTGTACCACAAAGTTTATTTAAAGGTTTAGATTTGATGAAAATTAGTGATGAGCAAAAACTAAAGGATAATGTTGCGAACTATTTTAAGTTAAATAAAGCTGAAATTTTAACTTATGATGAAATGAGACAAACACCTAAATCAGATAACCCAAAATGGCATGTAATTGTTACACCAAATGACGGTGATGATGCTGCATTTAGAAAAGATGTTAAAACAATCTTATTAACCCAACATTAATTATTTGGATATATCAAATTATATTACTATATTTGCAATATGAAAGAAACAATAAGACAAATATTGAGAGAAGGTATAATAAAAGAAATGAAGCAAACACCCAAACCAATTAGGGTTAAAATGGACATGCCCATACCTAGTGATATCATAGACATCAAAAATGTATTTGTCAAAAACGGACATAAGTTATATGTTGTTGGTGGTGCAGTTAGAGATGCAATATTAGGCAAAACACCTAAGGATTATGATTTGGCTACAGATGCTGAACCAGACAAGGTTGAACAAATGATGGCTAAAGCTGGACTTAAAACATTGCCAACTGGTAAAGCATTTGGTGTTATTAATGTATTCACCGACCAAGGTGAATATGAAATCGCTACGTTTAGGAATGATTTATCTGGTGGTAGAAGACCAGATGCTGTTTCATTCACAAACATTGAAGGTGATGTAGCTAGGAGAGACCTAACAATTAATGCATTATTTTATGATATTGAAACTGGTGAAGTTGTTGACCTTGTTGGTGGTATTGAGCATCTTGGTAAAAAAGTAGTGGATGGTAAAATAGTAGATGCTGATAATGGCAAAATCACAGTTAAAACTGTTGGCGGTGCGGAAGCTAGATTTGGTGAAGACAGATTGAGGATATTAAGAGCAATTAGATTTGCTGGTAGATTTGGGTCTGAATTGGATAAAGATGTTGATGCTGCATTACAAAAAGATTCTAGTTTGGAAGGTATCTCTGGTGAAAGAATCAGAGATGAATTTATTAAAGGTTTAGCATCAGCAAAATCAACTAAACAATATTTAGAACTAATAGATAAGTACAACTTATTTAATTGGGTATTTAAGGGTCTTAATATTGATAGAAGTAAATTTATAGATAGAGATGACCCAATTGTATTAATTGCGATGTTGTTACATAAAAATGATTTATCTGATTTGGCTAAAAAATTAAATCAATTAAAGTATAGTTCAGATGAAGTTAAAAAAATAACAACATTGATTGCTATGTTGGATTTGGATATTGAAATTGCACCAAAGTTAAAAGATTTATTTTTAAAATCTGGGTTATCAAATGACCAATTAAGAAATTTTGGTGGTAATATGGGTATGAATTCACAATTATTGGATTCATTTGAAGATTATTTAAAATTACCTAAAGTTACAGGTCCAGAAGCTATGGAGAAATACAAAATAGAAAAACCTGGACCAGAGTTAGGTAAAGCCATAAATGCTATGGAAATTGAAAAATTTAAACAACTAATATAAAACCACTTTAATAGTGGTTTTTTTGTTTATTTTGGATATTTATTAATAAATTTTAATTATGAAAATTATATCAGAAGCAAAAAGAAAAGAAGAAGCCTTAAAAAGACAAAAAGCGTTATTGGAGGGTTTTGCTGATACATTTAACAAAATAAAGAGAAGTGAAGATGTGAATATCTTAACTGAAGAAGCTAAGAAAAATTCTATCGAACAAAAACCAAGATTAAGCAAAGGTATTACTGGTATCTTAAATAAACAAATTGAGAATGAATTATATTCATCTCAAATATATCGTTCATTTAGTGCTTGGTTAGACGATGAAGGTTGGATTGGTGGCTCTGAGTTATTCTTCAAATATGCTGATGAAGAATTGGCTCATATGTCAAAGGTATATAAATATCTTTATGAGAAAAATGCTAGAGCATTAGTTCCAAATGTTAAAAATGTGCCACAAGAATTTAAAGACATTAGAGATTTGGTTGAAAAAGCTTTGGAACATGAAATGAAAGTTACCAAAAACTGGAATGATATCGCAAACAAAGCAAAATCTGAAGACGATAATGATACTTATTCATTTGCATTAGGGTTTGTTAATGAACAAAGAGAAGAAGAAGAAAAGATGAGAAATATATTATTTAGCATGGACTTAGACATGCCTAAATGGAAAATTGATGAAATGTTTAAAAATTTATTGTAAAAAACTTGACAAATAAAAAAACTTTTACTATATTTGCATATATTTAATTAGAAACAAATAAAAAAAAATAAAATGATAACAAATAACATACATAGAATGTCGATTAGTAATTGGAGACGCAATAGTCTGCAAACTAGGTCTGGTATGTTAAAAATTGTGATGTAATTTTTAGTTAAACAATAAATAACAAAAGCTCGACCTAGGAAACTAAGTCGAGTTTTTTTTTGTCATAAATTTATGGAAGAATTGGTGAGAACATTGGGAACTGTAAAGGTATCAGATTTTGAAAAAGACTTTGATAAGATTTGTGATGAATACAATGTGAAAGCAAAAAATATGGGTTACAACGGTAATCTGAAATTTGAAAAGAAAGGTGGTAAAGTAACAATCTTTGTCACTATAAATTCTGGGGAAGCTTAAGTGGTATATAGCTACGGCCTGTTAAGCCGAGGATAGTGGGTTCGAGTCCCACCCCCAGAGCTGTGTCTAAGGTGGATATTGGTTTGCCACACCTGTCTGTGAAACAGGGGTCTTATAAGACATGCGGGTTCAATCCCCGTTAGACACCCAACAAAGGTTCTTTGACATATTGGTAAATAAAACACACACCTATGGTGTAACGGTAGCATAAGTGACTCCAAATCTCTTGGTCAGGGTTCGAATCCTTGTGGGTGTGCAAAATATAAGTCTATAACCTTATAATGTTATAATATAAGGTTATAAGCTAATAATGGAAGGGGCCCGAATGGACGAGGACACCGCCTTGAAAGCGGCTGGGTGTAAAAGCTTTGGGGGTTCGATTCCCCCTCCTTCCGCATTGACTAAATAATTTCTATAAATACAGTAGTTTTAGAAACCACTGAATATTTATATATAAAAACTTATGTGTAAATGTAAAAATTGTAATATGGAAATTAAACCTGGGTTGAAGTTTTGTTCAACTCAATGTCAGCAAGATTACCAACGAATGGAAAAGGTTAATTTATGGTTAGAAGGTAAAAATGATGGTATGAAAGGAAAAACAGCAACGGCAAAATGGATTAAATGGTATCTAATTAAAATTAATGGTGAGAAATGTATGGAGTGTGGGTGGTGTGAAATAAATAAATACACTGGAAACATACCAATTGAATTAGAACATATTGATGGTGATTTTACTAATAATTCATTAGATAATTTAAAATTATTATGCCCTAATTGTCATTCATTAACATCAACATATAAGGGTGCTAATAAAAATGGTAGACCTAGAAGTAAATATTATAGGGGTTTATAAAATTAAAAATATGAAAAAGGAATTTGACAAGCTTTAAGGTCTGCTAAACAACAGACAGTAAAGCTTATGAGTAAAAATATTAACAGAGCAAAACTGAAAAAAGCAAAAACATCTAAAGAATACAACTGCATTCTATGGATGACCATTTATGGTTATGATATGTGGGATTATGGGTGGAATTGGAGCCACGGCAATCTACCCAATCATAAATGGAGAGAATACAAAACGTGGAAACACAACAGAAAAACAAGGTGGAAGTAATGAGGCTTCCACCTAAAAAACGGTAGGTACCCGAATTGGTTTACAGGGACCAGCCTGATACGCTGGGTGTTAAAGCACGATGTGGGTTCGAGTCCCACCCTACCGACAACTGAAATGCAGATGTACCGATGGAAGCTTATATCTTCTATACTCGTAGCGGTTGTTGAGATAACATCAAACGTGGGTTCGAATCCCGCCGTCTGTACACTATAATGGCGATAGTTAGTGGAAAACAACCGTCCCTCATATGGATGGTCAAGTGGGTTCGAACCCCACAGTCGCTACAAAATATATAAACTTATGCCCTCGTAGTTCAATGGATTAGAACCTTGGTCTACGAAATCAAAAATACTGGTTCGAATCCAGTCGAGGGTACAACAACATGCCCCTATCGTTCAACTGGATAGGACATGGCCCTTCTAAGGCCAGTATCGGAGTTCGAATCTCTGTGGGGGTACTATCACAGAGAGGTGCACGAGAGGATTAAGTGGCCACACTGCTAATGTGGTGGACCCTAAAAATGGGTCCCATGGGTTCGAATCCCATTCTCTCTGCTTAGTTATTTATTGCGGAAACTACCATTTTTTGGTACATTCCGCTACGAATAACTAAAATTACTTACCAATATGTAGATATTTATGTAATATGAGTAATAAGGAAAAGAAATACCATATTATATATAAAACCACATGTTTAATCAATAAAAAATATTATATTGGTATGCATTCAACCGATAACCTTGATGATGGTTATATGGGTTCTGGTAAAGCATTGAAGTTCTCAATTAAACGATATGGTAAAGAAAACCACAAGGTTGAAATACTTGAGATGGTTGAGAGTAGAGAATTATTAGCTGAAAGGGAGAGAGAGATTGTTACCATGAATAAAGTTAGAAATGGTAATTGTATGAATCTAAAGGTTGGTGGTATTGGTGGGTTTACCAAAAAAGCTAAAATAAAAAAGAAAAAACCTAAATCTAAAAAGAAACCAGTTGTAAAAGCAAAAAAACGTAGAGTTGTAAAAAAAACTAAATAAAATTTGTTTAAGTTAAAAATTATTAATACTTTTGCTTTATGAAAGATACAATTAAAAATATTTTAAGAGAAGGTACGCTAAAAAATTCTTTAGGTGTTACCGTAACCAGACCAAATCAAACATTAATTGTTATGAGAGGTATTCCAGGTTCTGGTTTAAAATAAAAATGAGGGGTATAGTTGCTTTTGGATATAATTTAGATATTTATATATAAAAATAAATTATGTTTAAAAGAAAATGTCCAGAATGTGGTGATGAAATCACTTACAAAAGTGAAAGTGGTTATAATAATGCCATAAAAAATAATAGACTTTGTAGGAGATGCGCATCAAGTGGTGAACGCAATGCAATGTACGGTAAGATTGGTGAATTAAATCCTTTCTATGGTAAAAAACATACTGAAGAAAGTAAAATTAAAATAATAGATGGTAGGGATTATTCGAAATACAAAACTAAAGAGTTTAGGGATAAAATATCTAAATTATCTAAAGGTTCCAATAACTCAATGTATGGTAAGTCATTTTATGATGTTTGGTTGGATAAATATGGTAAAGAAATAGCTGACAATAAAATGTTAGAGTATCGTGAAAAACAATCGCAATTAAATTCTGGTGTGAATAATTCAATGTATGGCAAACCATCACCTAATGGTTCTGGTAATGGGTGGTCTGGTTGGTATAATGGTTGGTTTTTTAGGAGTATTAGGGAGCTTAGCTATATGATTAAAATAATTGAACGTTATAATCTTAAATGGGAATCTGGAGAAACTAACAATTGGAAAATTCAATATGAGGATTACAATGGTTTACTTAGAAACTATTTCCCAGATTTTATTATTGAGGGTAAATATATGGTTGAGGTTAAACCTAAGAGTTTATGGTCTAGTAAAACAGTGGTTTTAAAAAAAGAAGCTGGTGTTAATTATTGTAATAATAACGGTTTAATTTATAAATTATCAGAAATTCCTTGTTTAAGTGATGAAGAAATAGTATATTTGTATGAAAATAAAAGAATAAAATTTACTGATAGGTATGAAGAAAAGTATAAAATATGGGTAAAGAAAGGATAAAAGAGATTCTAAGAGAATCAATTGGTTATAATAAATTAGGTAAAGAAGTAAGTCGCCCCTCTCAGATATTGATTATCATGAGAGGGGTACCGTAACCAGGTTCTGGTAAATCAACTAAAGCTAAAGAATTGGTTGGTGAAGGCGCAATACATTCAACCGATGATTTGATTGAATCACAAGGTGATTACAGAAAATTCTTTGCTGATATGATTTCAAATGGTGATTTTGGACCTTTATCTGAAATGCATAGACAAAACCATTTAAATGCCGTTAGTTCAATGGAATCTGGTATTACACCAGTTATTGTTGATAACACCAACATTAGACCTAGTGAATCAAAAAACTATGTTGAATCAGCATTAAGGTTGGGTTATTCAGATGATAACATTAAGTTTGTTGAAATTGGTACTGGTGGTTTGTTAGCTGAACAATTGGCTGAAAGAAACACACATGGTGTTCCATTGGATAAAATCAAATCAATGATTCAAGCATATGAATCTGCTGGTTCAATGACATTAAATAAAGTTTTGGAGTCAAAGGGTATGGATAATTCTAGTAAAAGGGTTCTGTATAGTGCGGTGGTTTTGTTACCAGAATCTATTAAATTTTTACAAGACGAATTTATGAGTGAAATTAAAGATTGGGCTGAAAAAAACAATATAACCCCAATAACTAAAAATCAAGCACACCATATGACCATAAAATTTGCCAAAAGTCTAGCTGATTTAGGTCTATCTGATTTTGCTGGTAAAACTGTTAAACTAACAGCCACACATTTGGGGAAATCTAAAGATGCAATTGCTGTTAGAGTTGAAGGGTTTAAATCAGATAACCTAATACCACATATAACTTTAGCATATGCACAAGGTTCAGCACCAAAAGATTCAAATAAAATTGAAAATTGGGGACCATTAAATGAACCAATTGAATTGGATGGTGTTGTAACTGATGTAACCAATTGAGAAACCACTATTTCGGAAATGACCATTACGGTAACCCAGATTACGATAAATTAAATTAGGTTAATTAAAATATTATCATTATATTTGTCTTATGAATATATTTGTTTTAGACGAAAATCCACAAGTTGCTGCTAAGATGCACAACGACAAACATGTGGTAAAAATGATTTTGGAAAGTGCCCAATTATTATGTGGTGTTCACCATATGACTGACCCCCTAACTACGGAACAAGTACCGTACAAGTTATCACACAAGAATCACCCATGTTCAATATGGGCTAGACAGTGTGTTGAGAACTACATTTGGTTATGTGATTTGGGGTTGGCTTTGTGTGAAGAATATACTTACAGATATGGTAAAAGACACAAGTCGCAAGACATTATTGAGTGGTGTTTAATTAATAAACCAAATTTAAAAGAGAATGGTGATATAACACCATTTGCTTTGGCAATGCCAGATGAATGCAAAACAAAAACTGCTGTTGAATCTTATAGGTTATATTATTTAACACATAAACGAGATATGTCAACTTGGAAAAATAGAAACAAACCAGAGTGGTTTATTTAATTTAATTTTAGTATATTTGTAAAAATAGTAGTATGAAAAATGAAGAAAGATATTCAGAACTAGGTATAAAAATCTTAAAGATTGGTGAAGCCCTAGTTATGGAGGGTATTGAAAAAGATGATTTTAATATCCACAACATTGGTAATATAATGTTATTTTTAAGCTCAATAATATATGATGAGGATGATATTAGGTTATTTTCGGACTTATGTGGTATGTTGGCCGCTAAAAACATGATGGAGGATAGTGAAATACTTGACTTATTACATGGGTTATCATTTGAAGAACTTGATAAATTAATAAAAATTATCAAGAATAAAGATTAGTTATTAAAAAATAACATAATATTAAACATTATTTTCAGTATATAAATTGTTTACTTGTCATTACTAAACTATTTATATTTTAGATTATATAATATTAATATTATGAATACTATTACTAAACTACTAATTTTAACAATAGTGATATTGTTAAACAACTTTGCTTATTCACAGTTTTGTAATACAGCAACGACTAATGACGTAATAACGCCAACTACATCGGTACAGTATTCAACCACATATTCTACTGGTAGAAGAGCTTTTACATTTAATGCAATTGCTGGTAATGAATATACATTTTCAACGGTTGGTCAAACAACCGTTGATACTTATCTTAGGTTGTATAATACAGCAACTGGTGGTACAATATTAGCTGAAAGTGATGATTACAATAATACACAATCCGAAATAACTTGGTATTGTTCAGTTTCTGGTACTTATTCAGTTTTTTTGACCAGATGGTCAGCAACATCAACATGCTCAGCATTGAATGCTAATGCCAAGATAAAATATCAAATGGGTAGCACATCTGGTAGTACGATTGTTTCAATAGGTAGCGGTGAGGGTGTTGTTTATCAAGTTCCAGTTAATCATTATTACAAATATGGGTGGTCTGAATTGATTTACTTACAATCAGAAATAAATTTTGCTGGAAACATAACTAAAATAAGGTTTCAAGTTGAGCCAACACTACCAGCAACATATGTTGCTGAGAATCAAAAAATATATATGGCCCACACAACATATTCAACATTTCCTAGTGTTGCTGTTAAAGAAAACGCTCAAACAAATTACGCTTCATCAAATTACATGTTGGTTTTTAGTGGTACAATAACCTGGAACATTGGGTGGGTTGAAATTGTTTTGGATACACCATTTCCATGGAACAACACAGACAACCTATTAATAAAATACGAAAATAGAGAAGGTACATTCTCATCAAATTATCCCATGTTTTATTACACATCAAAAACTGCAACAGTTGGGTATTATTATCAAGATGCATCTTACCCAACGGTTGATGGTACTAGAGATGGGTTTAGACCAAATATAAAAATAGCAATAACGGATGGTACCGCTTTACCAGTTGAATTAATTAAGTTTGATGGTATAAATAATAATGGGTATAACACATTATATTGGGCTACAGCTAGTGAGAATAATAGTAGTCATTTTGATTTGGAGAAAAGCGTAGACGGTGAATATTGGAAAGTAGTATCATCATTAAACGCAATGGGTAACTCAACTATGTTAGTAAACTATTCAACTAATGATTATAACATTGAACCAATTGTTAACTATTACAGGTTAATACAATATGATATAAACGGTGATTATGATAGATATGGTCCAATATCTATTAACAACAGTAAAAATGTTGCCTATGTTGTAAAATACATAAATCTATTAGGTCAAGAAGTCAATAGTGATTATGATGGTTCTATTATAATCATATACAGTGATGGTACAACCAAAAAAATAATCAAATAAATATTTGTTTATATTATTTTTAATTTCTATATTTGCAACATAAATAATTTATTATGTTGTCAATAGTAGAATATATAAATAAAAATGGTTTAGATAAAGCAATATCTGAATTTAATTTGGTATGTAAAGAATACGAACATAAAGTTCTATTAAAATATAACCAAATAGAATCTAATATGTCATTATCGGAAGTTCAAGATTGTAGAGGTATAATACTTGAAAAAACCACTTGGAAAGTAATGTCGCTAGCTTTTAGAAAATTCTTTAATAGTGGCGAAATACATGCAACTAAAATAGACTGGGACACTGCACATATCTTAAATAAAGAAGATGGTACCATGATACAAGTTTATTGGGACTGGCATGATATGATGTGGTATGCTGGAACTACTGGAACCGCAAACGGTGAAGGTGAAGTTAATAACAAATACGGAACAACATTTAATCAGTTGTTTTGGGATACTGTTAATAACAAATATAATTTTAATGATTGTTTACTTGATAAAGACCATGTGTATGTTTTTGAATTAACAACACCATATAATATTGTTGTTACACCACATGGTGAATCATCAGCAAAATTGTTGGCAGTTAGAAACAGATTAACATTAAAAGAATTATCACAATTTGACTTATTTATGGTTTCAGAATCATTGGAAATTCCATTGGTTAAATCATATGATTTAAATGTTTCAGATGCTTATGAATTGGCAAATACATTAATTGGCATGCCATGGTCTGAAGAAGGTTACGTTGTTAGAGATGGTAATGATAACAGGGTTAAAATAAAAAACCCAGCATATTTGGCGGTTCACCACTTAAAAGGTAAAACAGCTGAACACAACATAATGACTATCATCAAGACTAATGAACTTGAGGAGTTCGCTTCAACATTTCCAGACAGAAGAGAAGAATTATATAGATTAAAAGACGGATACGATAAATTAGTATCCAAACTTGAATCATTATGGTTCGAATTGGATAAAATAAGACCTTCTGACGCATCTTCTGGTGAAAGAAAGAGGTTTGCTATATCATTAATGGAAATAACCGCTAAACACGATTTAAAGATGTTTACTGGGATGTATTTTGGTTTGGTTGATGGTAAGGTGGAATCAATTAAAGAATATATGTTAAACTACGATGACAAATTGTTATATAAAATGTTATAATTATGACTTATGAATTTTACAAAGAATTAGGAGAACTAATTCAAAAACACAAATTGACTATTGTAACTGGTAATTCAGATAATTTAGTTAAAACTACTAAAGGATTAGAAGGTAAAATGATGTTTATCACTAATGGTAAGAAAGTGGTTAGTTTACGTGGTGGTGAAAATGCTTTAAAAAAAGCGCATACTACCATATTAATCCATAAGAATAGATATACTGAAGATTAATTTGTATAATTAAAATATTTTTAGTATATTTGTAAAATTAAAACATAAAATTATGAAATACACAGAAAAAATTTACAAGGAAGCCAGAATGGTTGCAGTTAAAGCGCATTCAAATCAATCTTATGATGAAATTTTTCCATATGAAAAACATTTGGATGATGTTGTTGATGTGCTGAAGAGATATGGTTTTTCTGGTAAGTATATAGTTGCTGGATATTTGCATGATAGCATAGAAGATGATGGTATTTCATATAATGACATTAAAAAACATTTTGGTGTTGATGTGGCTGAAATGGTTTATTGTGTAACTGATGAATTGGGTAGGAACCGAAAAGAAAAGAAAGAAAAAACACTACCTAAAACTGCTAGTAACCCAGATGCGATTATTTTAAAGTTAGCTGATAGAATTGCTAACATTGAACATGGTGGTAAAGTAGATATGTATGCTAAAGAATATCAAGAGTTTAAAGGTGCTTTATTTTTAAACACACCAGCAGATGGTAAAGGTATGTGGGGATATTTGGATATTTTAATGGGTGTGAATAAATTAGAAACAGTATAAAAATATATTATGAAAAGAATGGTTAAGTTTCCAAGTATCGAACAATTTAGAACTGTTGTTTCTAATGTTAATAGACGATACAATTTTGTTGGGTTAGATGAAAATGGTGAACCCATTTATGATATATCATTACCAAAACCATTTTTAACATTTAAAGGTACTGTAAAATTACACGGTACTAATGCTGCTGTATCATTTAATGCACCAAGCGGTATGTGGGCACAATCTCGTGAAAATATTATCACACCAGAAAAGGATAATGCTGGATTTGCTTGGTTTGCACATTCACATGATGTTGAGTTCATGAGATTATTTCATGATGTTGCAGTTAATAACGATATTGACATGCATAAAAATACAATCACCATTTATGGTGAGTGGGCTGGTGGTAATATCCAGAAAGGTGTTGGCATTTGCAATTTACCAAAATCTTTCTTCATATTTGGTGTTAAAATTACACCACATACTGAAACTGAAGAAGAATTAAGAGAAAACCCAGCTTACTGGGTTGATTATTCTTACTTAAAGAATAATGATGTTAGAATCTATAATATCGATGACTACCCAACGTATTCAATTGATATCGATTTTAACATGCCTCAGTTGGTTCAAAATCAATTATCCGAGTTAACCATTGCCGTTGAGGAAGAATGTCCAGTAGCAAAAGCATTTGGGTTCTCTGGTATCGGTGAAGGAATTGTGTGGTCTTGTGAATATCAAGGAGTTGTACATAGATTCAAGGTGAAAGGTGAAAAACACAGCTCATCCAAGGTTAAGACTTTAGCAGCTGTTGATGTTGAGAAATTAAATACGATTAAAGAATTTGTTGACTATGCGGTTACAGATAGTAGAGTTAACCAAGCAATTGAAAACGTATTCCCAAATTCAGAACCTTTAGATGTTAAAAAAATGGGTGATGTTATCAGATGGGTTGTAAACGATGTTATCAAAGAAGAAATGGATACCATGGTTGAAAATGGTGTTGAACCCAAAGAAATAAATAAGTACATTTCAACTAAAACTAGAGAGATGTTTTTTCAAAAATTAAATCAAGAAGTAGGATTATGAGTAAAGTAAAGTATTCAAACAAAGTTTTTAGGTTAGTTAAACCTATGTCGGTAAAGTTCCCAGGTATTCCAGAAGCGTTAGTATTTAAACTTGGTGAGGAATTTCATATTGTGGCTGACGTATTATATATGAATGGATTTCCACTACCTGGACCATTTCAGAAACCAATTATAGATTGGATTGAGACAAACCCTAGATTATTTGTAGATGACACAAGAAAATTCTAAACCAACCAAGGGTATTTGTGTTGATGGCGGTACAGAAGGTAATCCTGGACCTTGTTTTTATCGTGGTGTTGACCTAGAAACTGGTAAAATAATATTTGAACAAAAACTAGGGTTAGGCACCAACAATATTGCTGAATTTTTGGCAATATGTCATGCTATACATTATTGTGAGAAAAACAATTTGGAACCAAATATTTGGTCTGATAGTGTTACAGCAATAGCTTGGGTTAGGGATAAGAGACACAAATCAACATTTAATGGTGATATAAATCATAGGATGGATAAAGCTTGTGAATTTATAAAAAATAAGAATATTAAAATAAATAAATGGATAACCAAAGAATGGGGTGAAATACCAGCTGACTTTGGTAGAAAATAAATAATATGGGAGAAACTAAAACACCTTATGAGTGGTGCGTTGAATACAATATACGACCACTTGATTTAAATGAATGGCCAAAAGAATACTTGGGTTCAAAGGAAATCAATTTCTTTGAAGTTGGAACTATGGGTAAATCTGAATTTTTGGAATTAATATCCAAATGCACCGTCAAACCAAATTCAAGACCAAGGAAGACTGAAAACTATTTGGAATACAGAATGTATGGTTTGGTTCCTTACAACATTAGTTCTATACAGTCAGCCATTCAATATGGACATGCTGTTCAAGAATATAACAACTTGATGTTTGATAAAAAATCAAATATGAGTAGTGTTATTGTTGACCCAAAACTAGTTGAATCAAATCTTATTGGTTTTAACAAATGGAGAAAACATGACAAAACCTTTATTATATTGAATGGGGGTACAACCAATGAAAATATAGAAGATAGATGGTATGGGTCAATGCAAAAACATAGAGATACTTTACATGATAATGGTATTTTATTTGGTGAGTTTTATGAACCAGATTTAAATCATGCATTAACAGCTATTGTATTTTTGGTTGACGAAAGGGTTTTTGATAGAGAAACATACCCCAACTTTGAAAGGGAAGTGTTACCATACTCAAAAAACAAACCTAGTGAAAAGAAATTAAAAGAATTAGAAGAAAGAAACGTAATTAATTATGAAAAATGGGTTGAAAAAATTGGAGGACCAAAAAATGCATTTCTTAGAGAATTCTTATCAAAATTCAAATTGGCAAACTAATACGGTTAAATTAACTGGTAAAATTGTTTTTGACCCAGAAGATAAAACTAATAAACATTCAAAGCAATCATCTTGGAAAAAGGTTGCCATGGTCTTAATAGGTGGGGATGTCTGTGAATATTATGCTTGGTTTCTAAATAAAAGATTTAATTTAAAACTACATAAACCACTTAGAGGTGCACATGTTACATTTATAAATGATAAATCATCAGAAATGAATGGTGATTGGGATAAGGTTAAGAAAAAATGGAATGGTAAAAAAATAGAAATAATTATTGATTTACAACCAAAAACCGATTCATCAGAACCCAATAGTGATTATCATTGGTGGTTCAACATACCACATGAAAATAGGGGGGAATTGCAATCAATACGCAATGAATTAGGTTTAGGTAAACCATTTTTTGGGTTGCATATGACAATTGGTAGAGCTGTTGATTTCACCGATGATTGTTTTGAACCTGGAGTTATGAAAGCTAAAGAAATGTGTGTTGAACATTCAATTTATTTGCATAATTTATACAAAAAAGGGTTCATTAATTAATAATGTAAAAAAAGTTAATGTTTTACTGCTTATGCGGGGTATTTATTTATAAAATAATACTCCGCATTATTGTTTTAATTGCGTTACAAATTTACATAAAATGAACGACCCAATACAAAAGATTGAAAAGTTTGATATATTAATCAAGACGTTAATATTACAATCTAGAAACGTTTTATTCCATGAAGGTAAAATAAGCGAAGGTGGTAAAGTGTTGGTTAAACAAGTTGTTGATTCAATAGATGTTGATAGAGCATCAATTTGGTTATATAGTGATGATAAAAAATCAATAATATGTCAACAGTTATATGTAAAATCAGAAAATAAGTATTATCAAGATATTGAATTATTAGAATCAGATTATAAACCTTATTTTGATGCTTTAATTGAAAACGCAATTATTGTTGCACATGATGCTGAAACACATCCAGCCACATCTTGCTTTTTAGATTCATATTTAAAACCATTGGGTATAAAATCCATGTTAGATGTCCCAATCATTTATAAGAATGAATTGATTGGTGTTATATGTATTGAAAGTTGTACACCTAAAGAATGGGATAAAATTGAAATACACTTTGCTCAATTACTATCATCAATATATTCATTTTCATATGCAACCAAGGAAGCTAAAAAATTGAATAAAGAACTTGATGAATTCAATAAGTTTATAGATAAAGCAGCATTGATATCCAGAGCTGATTCAAGTGGTAAAATAACATATGTTAATGAGAAATTTGAAGATATATCTGGATGGAAATTGGATGAGGTTAAAGGTCATGACCATAATATAGTTAATTCTGGTTTACAACCAAAACAATTTTGGGCTAATATGTACAAGACAGTTGTAACTGATAAAGATATTTGGAACTCAATAGTTATAAACAAAGCAAAAGATGGTCACCTTTATTATGTTGACACATACATAAAAGCTGAATTTGATAATGATGAAAAATTAAAAGGTTTTACATCTATAAGACAAGATGTTAGTAAAATATATGAGGTGTTAAATGAAATAGATAAGAAGAACACTTATTTAGAACATGCAGCCAAGATATTAAGACACGATATGCATTCTGGTATCAATACTTACATACCGAGAGGTATATCATCATTGGAACGAAGATTAACACAAGAAGATATTAAAAATTTAAAAATTGAAGC